GTATTTATTTAAAAATATAATTTTATGGGTAACAAAAATATGTTAAATGAGGAATTAAGTAAAATCAAAGGTCTTATGAACTTTATGGGTGAGAATATCATCAATGAAAATGAAATGAGTCTTGAAGAGGCGGATACAACCATCATGGGTGGTGTTGCCAAAAATCTTTATCTTGATCTTAAGAAACAACCCATTAATACACCTTTGGACAAAGAGGGTAAGCCAATGATGAACATTAAGGGTGAACCCATTGAATACAAACAAAAGGTTTCAATGTATTATCAAAATGATAGCCTAGGTAAACTTGGTAAATCCATTGACATCAACAGCAAAGATTTCAGCGAAATTACAATTCACTATAATGTATATTACATACACGTAATTGGTTTCCCAACAAAACAAGAGGCTGAAAAAGTTCTTCAGGATGTTTTATCCAAATACCCAGATCAAATGTCTGGTGAGGTTAAATTTGTTGAGAGCGGTAGCGGTTTTGCTGACAGATATTCCATTGTTGTGCGCTTAAATCAACAAAGCAGCAGATCGTTGTATAATCCAAATACATATAGCTACAGCGCAAGACCAAATTCCAACGACAGAAAAAGAATGGCAAACGGGTAAAATAAAAAACCCCCTTATCGCTAAGAGGGCGTGTTATTTATTGCCTACTGATAACTTTTTTTTTATTTATTTAAATCGTATGTGGGTAAGGTGTCCTTTGGTTGAATACGTTTAACGCTCTTTATTAAACTTGGGTTATATAAAACCATCATGGTGTCACCATAACCAAAAGCGTTATCAACGATCTCGTAATCAACACCCAAACCAACCAGAAACGTTCTCCATGCAACCGATTTGGGACCTTTAAGGTAATTGTGGTTTATTAATATGTTATTCACCAAATATAATGGTATGCCATCATTGTGTATTCTGTAATTGGCTAAATTAAGTATGGTCTGTGCCGTTTTTTTGGGAAAGCTTTGATTAAGGAATTGCATTAAAGTTTCCATATCCACCTTCTTATCATTTATGTCCACACCTTTTTGTACCGAAACCAAATACATCTTCCTATTGCCCTTTGCATATTTTTTTGCGACATCATAATATGTTGTCAGGTATAAACCAGAACCATATCGCTGTCTATCAGTTTTTTGTTGTATATCGTATTTGATCTCATCCAAATCGCCACCATGAAAGAAATTCATTAAATTGCTGTCGCTGGGTATCTCTATCATTTCTTCGGAGACACCCATCATGGTCTTCATTCTGTTTATTTCTTCCTTTAAAGTTTTTTTCATATCATTTATCCAGTAACTTTCTGTATAATCACATTTAAATCTGTTAACGTTATCGCTTGAGTACCTGTCTCGTTAGTTACCCATATCTCAAAAAAGTCACCAGTGGCGACTTGGATAACGTCTTGTGTTGCAAATGGCATTGGTGTACCTGCAACAGCAGCTCTAATTGATACCCTGGACTCGGCTATAATGGTTCCATTTTCGGCCACACCAACACCAATAGTTGAGTTGTTAGCCGCAGACTGAACGCTACCAACCACAGTAATTATAAATTCAGTTGTTATACTACCCGCATAAGTTAATCTATTAGTAGTTGCGGTAGTCCATTTCGGGGAGTTACCAGCCCCAACAACAGTTGTCCCAGCAGCTTTCAGATAAGTGTTTTGAACTATACCCGTAGTTGCAGTGGCATTGTTCTGCATATAATAATGACCAACGTTACTTGAGTTAGTTATACCAACATTATTAATAAATAAAGCTTTGTTTGAGGTATGATCGTGACCAGCCAAATATGTGCCACCACCCGAAAAATTGCAATATGTTAAAATATAAGCATCCGCTGGTATGGTTGCTGTGGTTGATACGTTGATTCCCGTTTCACCTGATAAAACCACAAATGAACTGTAAATAATTCTAAATCTTCTGGAAATGGTTAAACTTGGTGGTAAAATAAATATGGTATTACCAGTGGTTCCATTAAATAAACATTGGGCGAATCCAACCGTTCCGATGGTTCCATCAAAGGTTAATGAAGCGCTTTCCAAGAAAGCGCAGTCCGTCATGATAACGTTTGCGTAATCTCTTATTACGCCTATTGTATTGCAGTTGGTAAAGTTAACACCAAACCAGTCTATTGCAGATGTTGTAACATTACCAGCTAAGTTTAAAGCCACGTCCGCTTCAATTGTTAAATTCCTGATCGGTAAGGAGTATACTGATGATATCATAGCTTGACCAGTTAAACCAGTTGATAATATCCTACAGTTTTCCGAGGAGCCGCCCAAAAGTGTTGTGTTGTCTCCACACACTAAACGATCACCCTGAAGGTCCACCACACACACAAACATATAAGTTATGTTATCAAGCAAAGTGATAACGCCACCAACTGCTGCGGGTAAATCATCCGCTCTGCTTACGAATACCCAATCAGCGTTTATGCCGATCTCCACTTTTCTACGTAGCGCACTAATCCCATTAGATAAAAAGGTGTTGGTGCTATCATCATAAGTTAAGTTAGATGAAGAGGCGAAAGATCCGTTTTTGTTGTATTGTATCTCCGTTGGATTGCCTGTTGCAGAAGCTGTGGTAATAATCCAGTTTGATCCATCACTTTGGATAGATATGCTTGTGTTTTGCGTAAGGTTTATTGATGCCGAACTTCCATCAATCGTTTGGCTACCTGTTGTTACAATGGTAACAACACCCGTCCCGCTATTCTTTATAATATAAAGTTTATTTGTTATACCAACCGCTGTGGGTAAGGTAATATTAAACGTTCCAGATGTTGCATTTATAATGTAGTCGGTGTCCAGTGCGGTGTATGTTGCGGACACCAGGGTGATTGGGAGATTTGCATCTCCTATGGATTTTAAACTATATGGCATAACTTATGATGGATTTCATTCTATGTACACTCTCATTAAGTTGCATATCCTCTTTCGCCTTCTTGTTGTAATCTCTGGCGATTCCTTTGTTTGTGTCTATGCATTCTTCTGGAGACATTTCATCAAGTTGCTCCAATGTGAAGAATTTCTTACCTGTGTGTTCTTTCTTATCTAATCTAATACTCTCTGTGTCAAATTCGTTTGTGTAGAACACGTTTAATTGTACATCATCCAATTCATATGTTTTTAATTTTTTGAACGATTTTAATTCAACCCCAGCTTCTTCTTTAATTTCTCTTTTTAATGCTGCTTCTGGTGATTCACCTTTTTCAATGTGTCCACCAAGCATTCCGTATTTCCCTGGATTCGTTGTTTCCTCTGGGCTTCTTTTGAATAATAATACTTTATTGTCGATCACAATGAACAACAATGCAATTCTTTTCTTTTCCTTTTGTTCCGCTTCATTCATCATGTTGTAAGACTCTTCTTTTGTCTTTCCCCATTTCTTTCCTTTTCCTGGTGTTCCACAAGATGCTGGTGTTGGCCTGCATGAAGGATACTTTGATCTTTTTTCACCAGCTTGTCTTCCACATGCTTTGCATTTCTTTTTACCGTCCGTGTTTCTGCATGTGTTGCAATCAACCCATCCTTTGCTTCCACCACCACCTCTTCTTGAAAACCATCCGTGAAGTCCGCTTTTCTTTTCCTTTGAGAAATCGGTCTTCTTTGCTTCATCAATATCATCGTCAAAATCTGGATCGTAGTCATCAACGCCAACTCTACCCCACTTCTTTTTCTGTATAAAGCTATCCCTACCTACCGCATTTGGTGTCCCGTAAGTTCTTTCTTGACCAATTTCATCCTTATACATTGAATTCTTTTTAAATTCAGCGTATTCTGGGTCATCAGCTAAATCCTTTGAAAATTGAAATTTTGCGTCCGAATGGGCTTCATTTTGTTGTCCATCCAAATACTCATCCACCCATGCTTGCAATTCGTGAACGTCTGGAGCGTAGTCCTTACCCTTTCTTCTTGTGATTGCGTCATGCGCTTTGTATATGAGTTCCTTTACATCTTCTGGTGCGTCATTAATATCTTCTTCCTTAAGATCCTTCCAGATCTTTCCTCTTCTGCACTGAACAATGGCACCAGATCTGTATGCTGATGGTTTGTCGTATTTTCTTCTCGCTATTCTAAGACAACGGTCCGCTTTCTTTTTCTCCTCGTTAATAACGTCAAAAGACTCAACAACAAGATCATCATTGATCAAGCCCATTACTTCCACAAGTCTATTTAAATCTTTTTGTTCCATCTTAATCGTTTTGGTTTTTTTGTTGCCAATCATATGATACCTTATCATCGGTTATCGGACCACCAGCCGCCCAGGTGTAACAGGTGCGAGCTGAGTGACATTTAAAATGGTGCATCCAGCAATAACCCAATCTACCTTCTTCATCGGAAACTTCACCTGGCATACACTCGTCCATTCTTGGGGAGATATCGAAAGCAACGCAATTACCGCAATTGGATTTCTTTGCAACCTCTGGTTCAGTCTTCCATTTTTTGGCATATCTTTCCCAATACTCCTCGTCATTTAAATTCAATGGGCCGTATTGGATATATTCTGCCTCTATTGATTTATTTCTATTTCTGGTATTCAACTCAAGATCCTGAGTCGCCCTTGGGCAAGCCATTTCAGATTCAGAAAGCAATCTTCTGTTTAATCTCTCTATGAGTTGTTTTTTCTTTTTTAATTCGATTCCCATACTAATATAAATATAATTTTTTCTTTAAAAATTTGAATCTATTATTTCTTTTAATCTTTTCAAATTTTCGTTTAACCCCTGTGGATTTCTGTACATATCTTCTCTGTGTGAGAAGTCTCTGTTTTGCCCTTTGTTTTCAACAAATCCGAATCCTTTATAGAACTGTTTTAACCTTGTTACATTTCCACCGTAGCTGCTTGATGGTGTTAGAGTTATCTTAAACCCATTTTCATCGGCAACCTTAATAAGATCTTCCATAAATTCCGTTCCAAGACCCTTCCCCCTCATTGTATAAGGTACCATGAATCCTGTGAGATATACACGCTTCTCATTACCCTTAATTGTTGGGTAAAGTTCATATCTAACATCTGGATGTCTGGCTCCTAATTGGTCAAAAACGTTCATGTTCTTATAAATACTTAAGATTTCCCATTTATTTCACCAGATTTCACTAAAAAATAGGCTTTATACACCATTTCATGGTGCGGAAGTTTATGATGATCCTTTGAAAACTTAAATTCATCAATTTTTTGTCTCAATTCATCAATGAATCCTTCAGTGAAGGCTTCGTGGTAAATTTCCTCTGTAATCTCTTCATTTGTCATATTTTAGGGGTTTTTTCTTATATATATCGCCAAAACTAATAAAAAATCCCGCTTTTGGCGGGATTTAGTGACCTTGTGAAGATTATTTTATTTTGCTTTTAACAATTCAATTAATTGTTCCTTTGTCAGTGACTGTAAGAATTCATCTGGATCTTGTTTACTCAAATTCTTTTCACCGCATTCTGGACAGAATTTATGGCTCGATTTTAATTTGGTCTTACATTTAACACACCTGTCAATCAAATCCTTCGCTTGAACTGGTTGTTGGCTGTGTGGCATTATTTGCCATTCATCCGTCCATGTGTAAAACCATTCAAAGTTTCCGTTGGTTGATTTTAACTCCTGGTTGCTTTGGCTTCCTTGTTCAACTGAACCAGTTTCCGTCTTTCTCATGCTGTTGCTAATTTCTGTATTAGCAAAACTGTTTGTGAAGAAGGTGTTGTTGATACCTTTAAAGTCAGTTGTGTTATATGTTATTGGGTTGTTGTATTTGTAGTCTGTGTAAATAATCTCACTCCAACCAAAACCCGATGAACCATTAAAGACGGATCCGTATGCTAAACTTCTCGGCCTTGGTTTTGATTCTTTGTGGAATCTTACCGTAACCTTTCCGTTGTTCTGGATCGCTTCTTTGGTTTCCTTATTATTGTTTACCACATAAGTTTCGTAAAGAAACTTCTTCTCGTCATCCAGGAACCTTTCGAGGAATACCCTTTGACCTGGTTTTAGAATGATACCTGAATCTGAAATGGGTGTGCCATTCATTTCAATCATTGCCATTATTTTTTCTTTTGTGGGATTGTAAAGTTCGATCTCGAACTCTGTTTGGTCTTTCATGTAGACCAACTTTCCGTTTTGACGGAGTCTTTGTTTGTTTACTGTGATGAACGCACTGGGCGCAGGTACAGTATTAATGTACGTGTATAACATTTTCCTTATATTTTTTTTGTATTTGGTGTCCATATCGTTGGCATCAATTCCAACTCAAACGCATCCAGTACGCATGGAACCCAATCACAAGGTCTTCAATAAATATATGTAATTTTAAAAAAGTTTCAAGTATTTATCATTAATAACCTCTTATTATGGAAAAGAATATGTTAAACGAAATCGCTAAGATCCGCAAGATGATGGGACTTAATGAAGGTAGAAACATCAGTGGTGTTTACTATGATACAACAATTATGCACGAGTTAGAAAGCGTTGTTGGTGATTTACATAAGATTGCGCCTTATGTTCTTGAGATTGGCCATAGAGTATATGGTAACATTGATGGTGGCATAAGCGTGTATGAAGAAAGTACATTGACTGGTAAGTTTGATAGTGTTGAGGATTTTTTAAAAGGGATCAGATATGGCGCACAAAAGATTGAAAACGAAAGCACCAACGGTGAGATGGGTTACAACCCAAGCCCACTAGGTGAAGACCTTTCTAACAGAAGCGGTAATTTATACATGGAGATAAATGATTTGATCGATGAGAAATACAAAGATCTTGATTACGAAGATGTTGCCAAAATTCTTGAAAATATTTTAAAGGGTGTTAAAGCTCAAGCTTACAGAGAAAAAAACAACATCGGTCCAGTTACACCAGATGAGGTAAAAAAAAACTGGGCTAGTTTAGAAGAGGCTGATTCAAACGAAACGATCGGTATTGTATCTGACAGAGGTAAATTAATGGCTGGTTATTTTAAGGAAGGCCGTTTGGTATCCCTTGGTGATAGAATTTTATTTGACGTTAACGGAAACTTAGTTAAAATGGGTGGTGGTTACCCAAGCGGTGGTTTCAAAGATAAACCATCTGTTGAAGAACTTGAACAAGATATCTGCAAATCTTATGATGAGATACTCGGCATTCTCAAAAAAGACTCCCCAGTGGAAGTACCATTAAACGAAAGTACATACGAAATAATTAAAACAAGTGTTGAGTGTAAACTCTAAAAACATTTATTTTAATAAAATAGTTCCTAATCTTATTAAATGAAAGTATCCATAGTATCTCAATTTAGGGATGAGGCGAAGTTTTTAAAAGAATGGATTGAGTTTCACCTTATGATTGGTTTTGATAATTTTTATTTAATTAATCATTTAAGTGAAGATAATTACCTTGAGGTTTTACAACCATATATTGACAGAGGTATTGTACATTTAACTAACCTATCCGTTGAAACCAATAACGGTAAAAACTCATTTGATAATGAAGTTCTTTTGGTAAACACATCAATACCACTTTTTAATAAACTTATACAAGAATCTGTGACCGACTGGTTTATTTTTTTAAACGTTGATGAGTTTTTATACCCAGTTAATAACGGTAACATAAAAAATGTTATTAATACCTTCCCTTCAAATGTTGGTCAAATAGGCGTTAATTGGAGAATGATGGGTAACTCTGGTTACAGACTAAATGATGGTGAGTTAATAACTGAAAAGTTAACAAAATCAAAAATAAAAGATACTGGCGCTAAATGGGATGATCAAAGACACGTGAAGTGTCTTGTGAGAAAAGATGCTTTTGATATATTAACATCAGTTCATTTTTGTAGATTAAAACCAAATTATCTATATGTTGATTCGAACAACAACCCGAGTAATATTAATGAAAAGGCTTACCATACCGATCTTCAGGTTTTAGATAATATGGTTATTAATCATTATGTGTTCAGGGATTTGGATTACACCGAAGTTAAAATTAATACCTACAAATCATGGGGCAGAGAATTCACTAATGAAAAATCATTTAAGTCTCAGTACAATGATGTTGATAATTTTGAGATACATAAATTTCTCCCAGCTTTAAAAGAAAGGATGGGAATCAAATAAAAAAAGGGGCCTAGGCCCCTTTTTTGTTTATCTTAATTACGAATTAAATCTTTTCAAAGTACCCACCAACAACAAAACTGGTTATACCATTTATTGATTGTTTATCGTTAGTAACGAATTTTTCTGGGTCAACCAAACGAAAATCAACAGATACACGTGTATCTTCGGTTGTGTTAATTTTATTACCGTGCATTAAGTTGGCACCGCTAAAAACTAATATCTCACCGTACTTAACATCATATGATCTGTAATCACCAAGATCCTCAATACTCTCACACCAAATGGTGTTTGTGTCATAAGTATCCGTAAAAGGCATCCAAAAGTTAACTTCATCAACACCGTGATTATAGGTTTTGTCCTTATGCCATTCACCAACACCAAGATTATTTACCAGGTGTGCACGGAATGTTGGAATTTTTTGGTAAATAATTGAATCGTAACCAAATTTCTCAGCAAGGTGTTTTACGAACTCAACATATAAAGGGTAAAACTTTTCTTCGAACTTATTATAATAGGCTTTATGCCATCCAGTTGATTGGTCTTTGTCTCTTGATAATAAGTCGTAATTTTCAAGCTGATGGATTTTCTCCAAGTTATCAACCTCTAAGATTTCTTTGACAACTTCTTTAAACGGATACTTTTGGGTATCGTAGACAATTTTGTAAGGTGTGTTAATGTACATAAAAATTTTATTATTTAAAAGTAAATATGTTTAAAATGTGAAAAAAACCCCGTCCAGTGAGCAATATCATATTTTTATATGAGATTTATTAGAATAAAAAGGGGGTGATTACCCCCCCTTCATTAATTCATAAGCCCTTGCTAATCTAGTCATTCCGATCCCCCCACCGAATCTTGGGAAGAAATTAAATTTTAAAAACTCTTCAAGTTCAGCTTCCACACGGTCTTTGCCGAATAATTCGAACAGTTTCCTAGCGTAACCGCCATCTTCGATGGCGTAGAACATCTCTTTCATCTTTTCCACGTCACAGCTTCTCTCTGCGGAGCCGATTGTTTCTTGTCCATACATAATTACATCCACTTTATTAAAGATACCATTCTGATCATGTTTCATATTCCAGAACGGGTTTGTTCTGATTGGGAAGTGTTGAAGTGAAACGATGTTTCCTTTCTCTTTCCACATTCTTGATTCGTGTTCATCTTCCAGAATTGGAACCCCACCGTATTCTTCACATACGTCTTCGTATTGTACTTCATGCATTGAATCACCGAATCCAAGATGAGCCAATAGGTCACCTTCCAATTTGATTAGGTCTTCCATTGTACCTTTTGATTCAAACTCGAACATCGGGAAGATTAATTCGTGTCTACCAGGGATTGGGTTCTTTTCTTCTCTGTAAGATGTTGAGATGCAGAATACACCTTCCCATTCAGGGTTCATTAATAGTTCATGCTCAAGCCACATTTGTCCAGTTTGTGGTAGTGGCCAGATTTCTCCGCTGTACTCAAACGTTTTAACTGAGTGTGGGTTTTCGCATGCGGCAAGGATTGATAATCTTGATTGTGTTGGTACTTCTTTAAATCCTCTTTGGATGAAGAAGCTTCTCATTTTTTGTACCAGCTCGTGGTAAGTTTCTGTGTTTTTCATTTCTTTTTTGTTTTTTTAGGGCAAAAAAAAACCTCTTCAAAAGGAAGAGGTTTTCATTCACATGATTATATTATTTTTATTTTGTTTTTTTCGATGCATCTGGAATAAATATGGGGAATTTATGTAAAGTTCATGGTATTTATATAAAAATACGAGATTATTATGAAAAAACCTATTTTAAATGAAGAAATTAAAAAGATGCGTAAAATAATGGGTCTTAATGAAAATATATTCAATACCGCTCAAATGGGTGGTGTTACCAATTCTAAAGGAACAGCTGGGTATATTGACAATACGAGTAAAATGGATAAAGAGTACGCTGATTCTATCAGATCTAATGACGATTCAAATGAAAGATATGAATTAGATGGTAAAGAAGTTGATATCGCTGATATGGGTCTTGATGGTAGAATGGATGGTAGTTGGGTTGCGAGTAATTTATTTTGGAAAGGTGAGGATATGGACTTATCTGATGAGGAGTGTGAAAGATTTTCAAAAAAATACCCAGAGTTAATCGAAAAAGCGCTTGAAAGTTACGAAGGCCCAGATGTTTATGAAGCTATTGACCCAGAAGAAAAAATGGTTTCTTTTGATGATTTAATATCACAAGAGGATCAAGCTATGATCGATGCTCATGATGAGGAAGAAGCTAACAAATACGCTTCAAAAAATTACGATGATGTCGAGTCTGGCGCAATCGATGAAGATTGGGGTGGTTCTGATCAAGGATACATGAATAAAACGATCCATGATAGCCTCAACCAACCAACAGAGTTTAGTTTTGGGATGTTTGATGATTTAAAAAGTGCTGCTGGGGAAGCTGTGGATGATTATTGGAGCGATTGGGAAGAATATAAAACTGATAGGGATAGTTTAGTTATGAAAGCTATGAGATTATATCTAAGAAGATATTTTCCAGAATGGTATGAAAATGTGTCAAAAATGTTCTCGTAAATGAAAAAAGAAATATTAACAGAAGAAATAGCTAAGATACGTTCAATGATGGGCTTGAATGAAGACCAATTGGATATGTTTGCTGGTACAGATGATGAAGCGCCTGCTGAGGATTCTCATATAGGTAAAAGGGTTATGGTATACTATAATCTCCATAAAAAAACATTCTCAATTCAATATAAAAGTTTAGTAATAGCACATGCTGATTATGTAAAACTTAAAAATGTTGAATTTAGAGTACGCCAAGGCGGTAAAGAAAAAGTTAGAGCTGAGATGTCAAAGAATGTGCACGCATTCGTTATTGGTGATTTAATTGATTTTAAACCATATCAATCAACAGACATTCCATCACCAAGTAGTTCAAAATCAATAACATACGATCCTTACAAATATGATACCTTTGTTTACAAAGATTCTGAGGAACCCGTTACAAATGCTCGTGAAGTTGAGATGATCAACAAACCTGGTGGTAAAATTTTTCAAATAAATGAAATAGTTTCATTAAACGAAGAGGGTATTTCATACGACCCATCAAAAATTGATGAATTCGTTGCTGAGGCAAAAAAAGATATCCAGATGGGCGTAGCATTGATCGAAAAATTTGGATCAGCTGTGGTTAATTCATCACTTGTTAGCATTTTTGAAAACTTGGAAAAGATGAAAGCCGCCCAAAAAAAAATGGATGAGAGTCAAAAATATCTTGAAAATAAATATAACAAGTTTTATAACATCGTTGAGATGTATGAAGTCGGTGAATATCCAGATAATGTTAGTGAGTTAGATGACCTGGCGAATCAATTGGATAATCACGCTATGACAATTTATCAGTTATCAGATACTTTTGAGGAGCTTATTAATATGACTGAAAAAATCAGTAGGTATAACGAAGAATTATTTAAAACTCAAACAATAAACTAAATTGAGTAATAAAGTTGTAGCATATAATAGTGGCACTGTAACAGCCTATGGTACTAAATACGGTAACAATGAAGTTGGTACGGTCGCTAATAACTATAGGGTGAACACTGGTGGTTTAACTTGGTATAATTCGCCTTCCTACAGCAACGACTATGTAATGATCTCTAATTCGTATGATCTTGGTTTTAGTACACAGGGTAATGCAAAACCTTTATTTTGGGTTGCGACATCTGACGCTGATTTTTTGGCGATAGTAAATAGGTTAAACGACAGACGTGGTATGACTTTATTAGATACAGTTGCAGCTGCTGTAACGTGGGTTAACGATAGTAATAAATATTATTTAATTAATCAACCAAGTAGCGTACCCTCTGCTCAATTTTATTATGATCCAGGTAATGTTTTATCATATACAGGTTCTGGAACAACTTTAAAGAACATAGGTTTAATTGGTGATATAACTGGTACACAAGGAACCTTAAGTGGTGTTGCTTATGACGGTGCGACAGCTGGTGGGGTTTTTAATTTTGATGGTGTGAGTGATACCATAACCTTTGGGCAATATGATTTTGGTAATAACATAACCGTAAATGCTTGGGTTTATCCAAGAACTGAGGCTAGTATTAATAACTTAATGTCCAATTGCGGTGCCAATACAGCCACAAATGGATTTAAAATGTCCTGGAATAACTGGACAACAACAAACTATACGATGAATTTTGAGGCTGGTAACGGTTCTGTTGGTAACACAACATCGACAGCTAGTAATACAGTTTCTGTAAACACATGGCAAATGTTAACGTTTGTTTTTAATAAAACAACACCATCTATAAAATTTTATAAAAATGGTACTGAAATCGCCACTGCCAGTGGTGGTTCGCCAGTTAGTAATATCGGTATGAACAACAGTAACTGGTGGATGGGTGCTATTGGTGGTAATTCTTATCAAATGAACGCCAATATGGGTATATTTAAAATATGGAAATCAAATATAACGGGTGCTGAAATATTAGCGGAATATAACGAAACAAAATCAAGATACGGTCTTTAACGATAAAAACAAAGAGTTTAATTAACATTAAACAATAATAAGATATTTATAGTAGAATTAAAAAAGAAATATAATTAAGATGATAAAAGATGTAGCTTATAATACGGGTGGTACCATATCGGGAACAACTCAGGTTAATGATATCGCAATTGCGACAGATAATAATCCAGACTATACGGAAGGTAGTTGGGTTGGTGGGGTTGATAACAGTGATGGTTATGTTATTGTTAGTGACACAACAAGTGCTAATTTAGTTGGTAGAACAACTGGTGGCGGTACTGGTATCGCACAATCCAACACACCAACGTTTTGGAAATCGGATGGGTTAACTGACCAAGCTTTAATTGATTTGATTAATAAATTACCTGGTTCAGCTGGTAATTACTCAAATGTTACAGCCGCTAGAAACGCTTTAGCATCTTCTTATTTTGCCATTGTAAATGATTATACTGGCGGTGGTGGATCACCTACAGGATATACAATAACAATAATGCAATCAGGTAATAATGTTGTTGTTAACGGTAGTGGTTCCCTTAATATTGATGGCTTAATATATGTGGGTCAATCTCAAGGTCCTGGTCAGGGTGGTCTTGGTGCTGGTTCGGCTACTTTCATAATTGGTGGTACCACTTATTTTGATCAGTATAGCGGGTCAACAATTAATACGCCAGCTAACTTTGGTTCGGGTGGTGCATCCGCTTCTTCAGGTACAGGTGGTCCTATCGGTGTTATTTTTGATGGTGCACCACCGTATTTAGTGGTTGTCCCAACAGGGTATACATCTGGTCAGTCTATTTCAGGTAGTATGACATTTAACAATACAACAATATCAGCTTTAAATCTAACAGAAGGTACATACAATTATACATGGGGGGCTGGTGCAAATGCGAGTGGAATAAGTATGACAATTGGTGGAACTAGCGGTACATCTGGTACTTCAGGAACTAGCGGATCTGGTGGCGGGGCTGGATGGTTATTCTATAGTGACGAAGGTAATATAAATGCACTTGCTCCAACAGCAGATGGTAATGCTATATTCCTAATAAACGGTTCACCTAAAGTTGAAACATATAACCCAAATAAAACAAATGGTGTCAACGAAATTTATTTCAACTTAAGTGATAGCGCTGGTACTGATTATACAACTCAATTTACCGCATTACAAACTAATGGCGGTACAATAACTATGACACAGGGTGTCAATATCGCAACATATACGAGTGTAATACCAGGTACGTTCTTTGTTGATGGTGCGTCTGGATTCTTCGTAATGCAAACGGGTCCTGCTACACAAACAGTAACAGCAGCTTCACCATTTGTTAGTGGTGTTCCAATAACACTTTCATTCTCATAAAAAAAGGAGCTTTTAAGCTCCTTTTTCATTTTCTTTAATTATCAACTCCCCCAGGACTTCCATTTTCCCGAGTAGCTCTTGAAAATCTATTTGTTCAATACCCATATCACTTTTTGTGGATGTGTATAGTTTTTCTAACAAATCTTTGTATTCTTTTTTAGCGTCTTCTATATCCAACTCACCTTTGGAAGCTTTTTCGTAATATTCTAATTTCACTTCGAAATGGTGATAGGTTAATAACGCAGCACCACCTTTTTCTTTGGCGTTACTAGCAATTGTTTCAGCACCACCCAATCTTGTCTCAGCGAATGATTCAAGTTTTGTTGAGTCATCTTCGGCTAATTCAATAGGATTAGCTCTACCATGTGTTGTTCTTACACTAGACGGTGCAACACCGATAGGGTTAGCTGGTCCGCTTCTAGCAACACCGCTATCCCATTTACGTTTAGTTTTACCAGTAGGGTTTTGTGATTGTGGTGTTGACCCATCTTCATTTAAACCCATCATGGATTTTATACGTGATATTTGTTCGTTAATGTTTTGCATGTGTTATAGGAAAAATCTTTCGTAAGTTGCTTTATATAAATATTGTATTTCATTATTTAATGATAATGTGTCATCACCATAAAATCTAATCATAGCTATTTCATGTGTTGAACCAAATGTTGGCATTGAACTGTCTATGGTTGTACCATTTGCCGTGTAACAACCAATTGTTGCTGTTTCTTGATGTGTACCAACAATAGCGTTACCAACAATAGGTATACCATTTAACGTGAATTCAGCACCGTTAACCCAACATCTTATCCCAATACCAGCGCCAACTTGTTCATAAGAAACAAAAATATGATTCCACACACCAGCATTAAGAATATTACTAATTGAAACTTGAACTTGACTACCGTTTGAGTATGCGTAAACAGTACCATTGTTTATAGTAACACCGCAAGCGATTTGACCACTAGACCAACCTCTTATAAATGCTGGAATTGAAACACCAGCTGTGTTGTCAGCGTTTTTAATCCAAAACTCTATACCCATTGTGCTACTTGTTGATGTTATAGGTGCGACAGTATTAAAATAATTAATACCAATCAATGGTTTTGTGTTAAGGCCCGTAAAAGCGCCTGTTGTGTTAAAGTTAACATTAGGTACGCCAGCTGGACATATAAAAAGAGTGGAGTCGTTGTGGTATGATATATCGTAAAAAGCATTTGACGATCTATCCCAACAATCTATAAAGTATGGGTCTATGACTAATGATGGATTTAAATACGTACCATCCCCATAACCAGAAGGGAATGGAAAACCTGGATGTAATAAATTATGGTATGTCAAATAACCATTACCTGGTCCATGTAACTCGTTTAATAAATTTAAATAAGAATTGTACGTACTTCCAGTTAAAGAAACAGTTGGGAATAATCTTATTAACATATCCCTTAAATCGTTTTGGGTATCAGCAACATAAAATTTAGGATGTCTGTCAACATCTGTTGTTGATGTCATTGTAACGACATATTTGTTAGACCCATCAACAGATGGGTGAATGGTATCTCCAACATAACCAACTGGGTAAGCAAACCCTGGGGGGTCTGGGAATATGTCTGCTATTGGTAAATTCTTTTCACTAAATAAGATCATAGCGGTATCACCGTTATTACCCCTTTGTTTATATATTATATAGCTCGGGTACCCGTTTTCGTAATATTGGTTTAGATCCTGATTATAATTGTCATTTACAACGTAATATCTTTTTGATGTGCCTGCCATTGTTGTTTTATTTAATTGTTGTTTTTATTTTCTTCTTCGTGTTTATAATTAAAATAAGTACTTTCTATATCAAAAAATTTATCGTCATCGCTTAAAGCCCTATAACTTGTATAACTTATTAGTAAAACAAACTCAAAAAATAAGGTGTAAATTACTGGGTGCCAATCTAACGGATTTACTTTACCGATAGTAAGGGCTAAAATACCGTATACAAAGCCGCATTGGAATATCATCAAAACCAAAAAGGGTATTATGTATAAACGGATAAACTCTTTCATTTTAGTTAATATAATTCGTTAGCTCATACCTACCAGATTCCATTCTATATAAAGATATCTGTAACATTTTTTTAACTGGCATACCATCCTTCATTAATTCAACGCTGTAACTAACGGTTTGACCATAAGCAACATGTTGTGGTGTTATACTTTCAAAGTTAGCAACATAGCCTTTTTGAGCTGCGTATTCTTTAGCCGATTCTAAAGCACCAGCTTGTGTTTCAAAATACGTTTCTTGTTGAAATTTTTTACCCTCACCCATTTCTTCATTTTCATAAACTGGACCTTCTGCACCACCTCTTGTTTCCATGAAAGATTTTTCTTCTTCTCTGATACTTAAATCATCTAAAGCGTCTTTGGTACCCTCAAAACCTGGAATTTCATCTGTATTTTCTTCTGGTTCTCCGAACATATCATCACAAAGTGATTGGGCGACTGATTTGAAATCAATATCATTTTTACCACTACCCATATTCCAAATATGTTCTAACGCATTTGCAAGATAATCAACCCTATTATCAGAATCAACTCTAGCGTCTTCTTCCATAGCAAGATCCCATCCACCAATTGCAGACTCTTCATTCTTTTCAAAAGTTTCTGGATCTCTATCCTGACTATTAGCAGTTGCGTAATAAATTTTTTCACCTTTTTTGTCTCCGTATTGGTCTTTGAATTTATTAAGGACTTCCGTATTTTCATCAGTCTCTTCTTCTCTCATTGAACCAACTATGTCTGAAGGAGAAAGTTCTTTTATGGCATCTTTACCATAATTAATTTCATAGTCATCATCTTCTGGTGACATATTTGTAACCTTACCACTTGGGCTAGTATGCTTAACACCCATCATTTCTTGCATTCTGGTAAGTTCTTCGTTTAAGGTAATTTTTTTCATAAAAGCTTTTATTATAAATACTTTTATAAACGAAAAAAAGACAGTACTGGTAATTAAAATATTGAGTCGTCCTAGCTGGACTCGAACCAGCGGCCTTCTGCGTATCAGGCAGACGCTCTAACCAACTGAGCTACAGGACGATAAATTAGATTTTGCTCAATAAACTTGTTTGGTTTATCGTTACAAAAACAGGTTTATTGTACCTTCAGAGAGACTCGAACTCCCAACCTTTTCGTTCGTAGCGAAACGCTCTAATCCATTGAGCTATGAAGGCAAATAATAGGTCATTGTTACAATATCTTTCACCCACTTTCTTGGCAGGGTCTCCATCATGGGTTCCGTTAACTGATATCTATTTTATAACCCCTGACGGAACAAACGGGGTAACCTATTTTGGGTGACTGGTGGGTTTCGATCCCACTACCTCTTGAATCACAATCAAGTGCTCTCCCGATTGAGCTACAGACACCATGTATGGTAGCGAGAGGGAATTTCGAAATCCCGACCTTTCGGATATGAGCCGAATGCTCTTCCTCTGAGCTATCTCGCCATTTGGTTGTCCCTTCAGGACTCGAACCTGAATTCTCTGGCTCAAAACCAGATGTGCTGCCATTACACCAAAGGACAATATAGTGGAGCTAATGGGACTCGAACCCACATCCTCTTCCTTGCAAGGGAAGCGCTCAGCCAATTGAGCTATAACCCCATTAATTTTGTCGAAGGTTTATCTGTCTTAGACAATGGTCTAACAGATATTGTTCAACATTTGGTATTTTCCTTAAGAAGTCATACTCATATGAGTAACAGAGTATTTCTTCTCTTGGTGATTCTTGAACACCCCTATATCTAAGATAAAGGTGTAAAGATTCGTGCACAATAACAGCCGCTAGATTGTTTAAGGATTTAGCCCTAGCATCTGTCGATGATATTATTATACTTCCTTTTGTATCTTTAGAACCCTCGTTTGTTGAGTAGTTCCCAGACCAAAAAGTTATTTTATTACAAACTCGTAATACGAGTTTATATGCGGTGGTATCTGTTTGCTTAATAATCACCAAAGCGCTATCAGCTCTTAGATCCCAACCATCCCCAGCTTTATCTATCACAATTTGTGATTTACAAATCGTTGTGGATAAAACCATTACGATCATTAATATTAGTTTCCTCATATTAATAAATAGTGCCAGCAGGTGGACTCGAACCACCGAACTCGAATGAGAGCGGGTTTACAATCCGCTGCAATTGCCGCTATGCGATACTGGCAAGTTAGGAAAGAGGAAGATGGTTCAGTGGACATCCTCTTTTACGATCGGCATTACTTAGGTGAATACCTGCAAACTCCGATCACACCAGTCAGTATTCACTCTCGAACTATTGATGTGATCATTCCCCGATCAACCTTTGTACACCCTATAGGACTCGAACCTATGACATCTGCCATGTAAGGGCAGCGCTCTACCAACTGAGCTAAAGGTGCATGTGTACCCCTGGCAGGACTCGAACCTGCAATGCTTTCGCTCTGGTTTCTAAGACCAGCGGCTATACCATTCGCCTACAAGGGCATTTAGCACGGATACAAGGATTCGAACCCTGAACTGTGGTTTTGGAGACCATTATGATACCATTTCACCATATCCGTGTATATTTGAGTATAAGGTTGGAATCGAACCAACACCGTTGGTTTTGCAGACCAACCGACCACCACGATCAACTTATACGTTTGTGTCCCCGACAGGACTCGAACCTGTGACTCCCTCATTAAAAGTGAGGTGCTCTAACCAACTGAGCTACGAAGACATTGTGTCAGGATAGCTGGATTCGAACCAGCGATCCCCTGCGTCCAAGGCAGGTAGGGACGACCTGACTCCCCCATATCCTGAATTAAGTAGCGTAGACAGGACTCGAACCTGCACTATGTCCTCATCCCAAATGAGGCGGCCTACCAATTGGCCAACTACACTATTTTTAAAATTACCAATACGTCAAAGAACTACAAAAAAAAACCCTGAACTTGTAGGTTCAGGGCTTTGTGTTTTCTTAGTTTTAGTTTTATTTCTATAACATCATGAAAATACTTGGTCTGAACCTGATACGGCACGAGGATACCACTGGCACACTGCCATCGGTTTAATCACTGCGATATGAAGGTTCATATTTTTCATTTTTATGTTATTGTTATAATTAGTACAAAATTAAGCAAAGTTTCTGAAAAAAACAAGTTTTTTCAAAAAAATTTTATTTTTTTTATTTTTTGGTGGCCCTAACGGGGTTCGAACCCGTGACTGTGAGATTTAGAGTCTCCTATGTTGCCGCTACACCATAGAGCCATTTTAGAGGTTGGAGATGGATTCAAACCACCGTAAAAAATCTTGCGGATTTTTACCTATTCTCTCGGTCATCCAACCATTTGCTACGTTAACCATTATCCTCTACGTAGCCTTGAGGTTCCAACCTTATGTTGGTGCGCTGTTGTGGTGGGATTCGAACCCACATGGATTTAAAGACCTAATCTCCTACTACTCGTGTCTGTAGTATGTCCACCAGTTTCCCCCATTCTACACTCTTTTGGGTACTGACCAGCACGTATACCAATTTCGTCACACAACATCCATTGAGTCTTTAACTCAACTGGACTACAAAACTAGGACAAATTTATTTACTATCCAAATTTTCTTGAAGATTTTTTTCATAATCCTCTTTTTTTGTCTTCTTTTTTGGGGTATAACCTCTCTTAACTCGTTCTTTTTCAACTCTTTTCTTAAGATTTCTATCCTGAAAATAATTTCTCAGTTCTTGAGAAGTTTCTTCATAGATGGTTTTGATCTCATCAAAAAGTTTAATTTTATCCTCATCAGTCAATTTGGTTTTTACTCTTTTACAATCATACCATTCTCTTGAATAGCGTTTGTGTTCGATGCATTCACCTAGTATTTTGTGAAGTTTATTTGAGAAAGCTGATTTAATCATCATTGTTGGGTTGTGTTTTGTGTTTTTCATTTTTAATAAATTTTAGCGTTAATTATGTTATTTTGTTCCTCAATCATCAAGTTGGCCTTGAATTTTATACTCCCTTTAGTATGAGGGTTATCAGGAGTTTCCTTTGTTGAGAACCCCACACCAGGGGATACATCAATATGGTTAACATAATAGGTGTCGCCACGACACTTCACAACCCACATGGGGATTGTTGGGGTTTCGAGATGTTTCTTATTAAAGTGAAACACGATCTCTTCTGGTTTTTTTGTAATCTACTTCATAATCGTTGATTTATTGTTTATTATAAGATTTTAATGCCAATGGTATAGACGAAGTTAATTTACTCGCCTTTTCACTTCCTTGAAAAGCAATAGCTGTCATCTCGTTACCAAGATCTGGTTCGAGAAAATAAGATATGGGTATGTCATGCATACACATCTTTTCCAGTAAAGTTTTTAATTGATTTTCGTTTTCAACGGACAAACAGATAAGATAGTTATTGTTCCATTGATTAGCTTGATCAGGATAGTCAAGCATGAATTGCGCTAAAGCGTGACTCGCTTGAGCAATTTGGTAACCTGGTGCTAAGTCCTTTCTGGTTACGATGATTAATTTGTTAATCTAGTAGTTTTTCATATCTTTTATAAATATGCTACAATATTAGTAAAGTTTTTTGGAAAAAACAAGTTTTTTTTAAAAATTATTTTTAATAATCATCAAAATCATCATCTTGATCATTTTTTTCGTTACTATAATAACCCTCTTCAACATCAGTCATTATAGTCTCTATCTCATATAAAACATCATCTATTCTACCAAAAATGTTTTCAGAAACATCATCTTTAAAATTTTCGTTATCAATTTCTTCCAGCTTATCTTGTTGTTCATCAGCTAATGTTGTTAACTGATTTTTTAAATCTTTCAAGTATTCAAAAGTAATTTTATTCATAATCTTTTTTAAACAATAAATATTAGGGTTTCGGGTAAAAGTTAGGGCCGTTTTAATACTTTTTTTTTTAAAGTAAATGGTTTTTTTATGATTTTTATCTATTTATTAATATCAAAACAAAACAACATGAAAAATTTATTTTTAACGCTAGTGCTGGCGTTATTAGCCATTACGGGCTATGCACAAACAACTGCACCATCGAGTGGTAATTGGGTTATCGTTGACTCTTCTTACAATGTTGGTCCGCAGTCACAAGGTTTCACTTTAGCTAACCTTTACTATGACAACACAACAACGACTAAAATCGCTGGTTTACAGTTCCGTGTGTTCTACGACAAAGTGGCTTTTGGTGGTGCAAAACCAATCGTATCTTTATTGTACAGTACTTCTGATCAGTATATGCAATATGTTGCGGATTCGGTAAATGGTAACATCACCGTTACGTTAGCTTATACAGGTACGAACAACTCTTTTACATACGCTAACGGTGCGGCATTTCAGATCAAATTCTTTCACCAAGCTGCAACCGCTTTCCAAGCTTTAACTAGTATTGATAGTTTAAAGGTGACTGGTACTTTAACGTTTCCCTCATATGCGTCAACAATAGCTGGTATTGATACAACCTTATCTTTACACAGTTATGGTGGTGAGTTCAAAATGAATAGATTAAAATACCATGGTAGATTTACAAACGTAACTGGTTCTGGCTCTAAAAATATCACAATTGCTTTAGAAAAAAGACCTAAAACATCAACGGGTGCCTGGACTCAGGTTAAACTTGATACAACTGACATTACTGGTTATTTTGCCTTCGATGAAATCTTAGATACAACTTATTGGGATGCTCACTTATACGTTAAAGGTGATACAATGGCTGTGGGTAACACAGTATCTGTTGCCGATGCACAAAAGGTTAATAAATTTGTTATAGGTGAAGAAACCCCAGCTGGATTTGATTTCTACGCTTCTGACGTGAACGGTTCTTACGGTATTACAATCGCTGACGTATCGGCTATCTATGGTCGTTTAGCGGGTAGATTCTCAGTGTGGCCAAACTCTGTTCAGGATGTTAGATTCTTTACAGTTTCACAATATAATACCATTAACGGGTCTTCAACTAACTACACATCAACTATTGCTGGTGTAACTAACTTAACATTTGATATTGTCGCTGGTCAGCCAGACTCAGTAACATTCTATGTATTAGGTGGCGGTGATGCAAACGGTACTGGTTTCCATATGGCTCGTACAATTCCTATTGAGATCTTAAACCCTAGTAAGACACCTCAATACATTATCGATGAAACTGTTGAGTACGATTTTCCAACCGCTACAATCGAAATTAATTTACCTAAAATCGAAATTACTGAAGGTAGTTTATTAAACGTACCAATGAAAGTTTTAACACAAGGCGACCAAGTTGGTTCAATTCAATTAGCTTTAGCCTATGATAACTCTTTATTAGAGTTTAAAGGTATTAAAACAGAGGAAAAATTTATGAATTGGATGTCATTTTTAAATCCAAATAATGGTATCGTTGAGTGGGCTGGCGCTGATATGAGTAGAAACGAATATTTGGCTAATGATGGGGATATTGTTTTAACGTTACAATTTACAGCCTTATCACCACAAAGTACTTGGAATAATAGCCCTTTATATGTTATAAGAAAATATGCTGGTGATGCAAACGCAACTGATTTGAGAATTACACCAACAAATGGTGTTGTTAAAATATTCAGAATTAATGGCGGTGCTGTAACAACAAAAGATTGTGAAATAATTGTGTCACCTAATCCAACAGAAGGTTTAGCTCTTGTTAGTTTTAGTGTACCAGAAGATGGTGAAATAAACGTTGGGTTTTACGATGCGAGCGGCAAATTAGTACACACAGTTTTTAGTGGTAAAATGTATAAAGGTAAATATCTTTATCCAGTTGATTTAACTAATGTTATACCTGGTACATACTACGGTATTTTAAGAACACAAAATGAGATTAAAACAAATAAAACAATAAAACTAAACTAAAATTTAAAACAATGTCAGAGGAAACAAATGTACCTGAATCAGACGGAACATGGTCAGGTTTAAAGAAAACGATCATCGGGGTTATCACAACAGCTATAATGGCTGGTGGGACCTATTTCACAACCACATTATTTGGTGGTGGTGAGGAAGAAACAAAAACGGAACAAGCGGCTCCAGCTGCACAACCCGCAATCAATATAAGTGTTGATAACTCTTCTAAAAATAATGCTGGTGGCGGTACCAATACTATTATTAAGGAAAAAACAACTGTTGTTGAAAAAGCCGCACCCGTTAAAGAAGAAAAACCAGCTAAAAAATCAGAAACTGAAGATAGTCCTTGGTAATGAAAAAAGAGATAAAAATAAAAAAAGAAAAGAAAACTAATATGAAAATTAAAGAAACATTAAAAAGTTTTACTAGCGCACCTGCGCCTGTACAAGTTGAGGATAAAAACAGATTCTATTACATGTTACAACAAATGCAAGCTAATAGATGGAGAATAACTGGAATTGTATTATTCTTATTCTTTTTCATCGTAGCTGGTATTAATTCAGCTGTTTTCTTCGGTGTATCAATTGGTGAAGATTGGAAAGAAATGTTATTAATCTTATTAGGTGCTTTCGTTGGTAACTTAAATAAGGTTGTTGACTACTGGTTCAACTCAGAAGATAGAGACAAAATGTTGATCCAAAAAGTTGACGAGGAAGATGGTGTTTCTTTATCAAACACAACAGAAGTTTAATATGAAAAAATTATTATTCATTATATTGCCAATAATATTCTGTGCTTGTAAAACCCAAGCACAGACTATTGGTAGTGTTAAAACCGAAGAATATAAGGCTAGTTTTGAGCAAACTCAATCTATTGATGTTGTCTCAAATTATACTGACACGATCAAATACCCCATCCAGTTATTAAAAATAGGGTTCACGGAAGAACTTTATGAGATGTACCCTGAATTAAAAGATAAAAGAGTTGGTTTAGGTGTAACCAATATTGTAATCGAATTTCTGGAAATGACTAACAGATTTGTCTTTACTGAAGATAAATTAGAAATTAAAGAAAGAATGGTTAACCAATTTAAAGCATCTGATAAGGGGTTTACTGAAAACAAAGTTGATGGTAGGGGTAAAGTTAAATTAGCGAAGTATTTTGTTTACATTGAAGTTTACGACTTTAGTGTGTCTGAAGATGAGGTTGTTAAAGTTAATGGTAAGGCTACCGCAACACAAACAACCAGATTGGGTATGCAAGTTAAATTTGTTGATGCCGAAACTGGTGAAGTTATAGTTGGTTCTGGTTTGGGTGAAGCTAAAACAGTTAAAATGTCAACAATTCTAGATGATGTGGATGAAATCAAATTTAATCAATCAACAATAGGAACATCAACTAAAAAGGCTTTAGAAACTGCATCTTCTAGAGTTGTTGTAAAATTAATTAAAAAAGGTTTATTCAAGAACTAAAACGTGCGTGAGAATAAAATTGATTATAGTTATTTTTGTGTCTTTGCTATGCAACATAGCGAGTGCTCAATCATTTAATTATTCTTACACCGACCCTTGCAATGGCAAGGTATATAATATATCAATTCCTTACGGGCAAAATCAAATAGCTGTAACGTACTACGGTCAAGTGGGTACCTTTACAGCTAATGATTTTAATAACGGTGTCTTTGACAACTGGGCGGCTGGTGTTTTCAATCAGTTCCAAAACGCTTCACCATGCGGGAGTATAGGTACCGCTGTTACTGTATCGCAAACCCAGAGCACAGCTTTAAATGTGGTTAGTATATTTGGTGCTTTATCGGCTATTAGTGATATGGCATCTAGTGGTACGGGTAACATAATGGCAGCAGCTGGATCGGTTACTAGTGTTGGTGGAAACGGTGATGGTGGTAAAGATAATAAGGATAATAAAAACTCTTCTAGTGGGGGAAACCAATCTGGTGGGGGGTCACAAGGACAAACACAATCTAATGGAAATAATTCAAGTGGATCTAGTTCATCTGGTACTACTACTGGAAATAATAATGGTGGTGGTAGTTCTGAAACTACCACAGGTACAAGCACAAGTGGTGGAAACACTACAGGGTCTGGTGAAACAGGTGGAACGGGTAACACCAACACTGGTGGTGGTTCTACTGGTGGTTCAGGTGGTACCACCACAAGCTCTACAGGGTCTGGTGGATCTGGTGGTAATGGTTCAACAGGCAATCAAACACAAACCACCGAAGAAAAAAAATCAGATGCTGTAGGTGGTACAACAAACGCTGTAAAAAGTGGTAGTAGTAGCGGTAACGGTAAGGGGTCAGCCACAAGTAAAAACGGTGGTAGACCATCAATACTTATGAGTAGTGACTTAGTAGGTTTTCAATTTAATGAGGGTGAGGTTAGTAAAGGTTCAAGGGTCAATGCTGGTTATTCATCTGTAAGATATGATGGTCTAAGATCACACGGTATTATGCTCGATTATACATCTTCAATACAAGGCGGTAACATCACTGGTTATTACGCCTGGATAAATCGTAAAGCCATTACATTACTTTCTAATACAATTACAATTGGTTTTGCTGGTAGTGGGTCTATGTATAACACCATCGCTTTTGGCCAGATGAGGAGTATTAAAAAGTTTAAAGCTGTTTACATGGTTACAGCTTCGGGTGGCCAAATTTATAAAGAACCTTATTATGGTTCGGCTGCAATTGTTGGTGGTAATAGGGATTTTAAAGTAGGAAAGCGCCTTGATATTAAAACAATGGCTCTATTTGTTTACGCACCATTTGTTAGATATTACGATGATGCTGTTTTAAAATCACCATTTGTTGTTTTACCGATTGTTGGTATGAACTTAGGTGTGACAAAAACATTTAAATTAAATTTTAATTTTGGTGGTGCTTATTCTCTCGGGGATAACGTATTAAATTATACAGTAATGATGGGTACAAGATTAGCGTTATGATGAAAAGGTTTTTTTTATTCTTGGTTATGTTTATTTGTTGTACGAGCATTGTTAACGCTCAAGCAACTAGCATAACTGTTGGCGGTACCGCTTCGAGCCTATCCGTTTCATATAACACAGCCACTGTGGTTGACGCTAATTTAACAATAACCGCTAATGGGAACATAACTGGTTTCAGGGTACAAATATCGCAAACATATACATCTGGGGATGTATTAACTTACACAGGTACTTTACCGACTGGTGTAACAGCAAGTTGGAACTCAACGACAGGTATATTAAGTTTTAACGGTACGACAACAGCCGCTAACTGGCAAACTCTTTTAAGAACTGTGACGTTTAAATCAACAACAACAACTTGTTACGCAAACCTAAGAAGAATAACATTTGTCGCTGGTACGGTTTTTTACAACCCGTTAACAGAACATTTTTATGAATATGTAGCGTCATCTGGATCTTGGACAAGTGCTAAAAGTTCAGCTGAAAATCGCTCTTATTTTGGTAGGGTTGGTTATCTAGCCACAATGCTATCTGAAGCTGAGAATAATTTTATCTGGAAATTAATGTCTTCAGATGGTTGGTTTGGCGGTTCAGATGAGGTTGGTCAGGTAAATGCGGCAAAAGGTACAACAGCTTTTGCATCACAAGCAGCAGTGGAACAAAAATGGCACTGGGTTACTGGCCCCGAGAAGGGAACGCAATTTTCTAACGGTAGTACAGCGGTTACAGGTCAATACGCAAAATGGGCTGGTGGGGAACCAAACAACGCTGGTGGGGAGCATTACGCACAATTTTATTCAGCAAATAGTGGTTCATGGAATGACTTACCAAATACAAATTTACCTGGTTATATTTGTGAATATGGTGATATGCCTGGTGATCTAACATCAAGTGTAACAATATTCACAAGACAAATAAATGTGGGCAACGGTTCCACTGGTACTATTAGTGGCGGAGATATAAACGTTTGTTCTGGTTCAAATAGTACGGTGTTAACTTTGAGTGGTATGACTGGTAGTGTTGTTAGGTGGGAATCATCCTTTGATAACTTTTTTACCGCTGGTACAACTATATCCAGCACATCAACCAGTATAACAATATCAAATATAACAAAGACAACTTATTACAGGGCAATCGTTAATTCAAGTAGCCCAGTTACTTGTTCATCGCTATCCTCTTCTAGTGTGTTTTTATCGGTAAAACCAACTAATTCTGGTACCGTATTCGCTGCAAACAATACCATATGCGCTGGTGGTGTTGTTGAGTTAACGCTATCTGGTCAACAGGGTAACATTAATAAATGGCAAAAATCTACGGATAATATTAATTGGACTAACATAACCAATACAACTACAGCTTTAACGGAAACAATATCATCCGCTGGAACATATTACTACAGAGTAGAGGTTCAGACACCTAATTGTGGTAGTGCGGTTTATTCAACTAGTAAAACCATCAGTGTTATAACAGGTACCCCACCAACAGGCGGTTCCGTATCATCAGCCGTACATACCAGCACAACTAATTCTGGTACACTAACTTTAAGTGGCTATACTGGTACAATAGTAAAATGGCAAAGATCGGTTAATAACGGAGTTACATGGACGGATATTGCAAATACTGCGGCAACCTATACATACAGTAATCAGACTGACGCAACTTTATTCAGGGCCCAGTTACAAAGTGGGACTTGTGGTTATACATACTCAAACAATGGTATTATAATCGTAAACCCATTTGCTTATTCGGGATATGTGTATAACACTGAAAATATTGGGGTATCTGGTATATCTGTAAAACTATACTATAAGATTAAAACTCAAACAAACTACACATTATATGGGACGTATACAACAGATGCTAATGGTAAATACACAATAACAACAAATGAAAGCGTTAATTTAAATGATTTTAGGTTGATTGCTGGTGAGAGTATCACCGTTTTACTACCCAGTATTACTGATGCTCAGTTTTTTAACCAAAAGTTATTAACCCAATCTTTTAATGCGAGAGATTATTACAGAATGGATGTAAATGGAAACGATATGTTAACAATAACAGATGTTGTTCTGGTGTTTCAAAGAAATAATAATATATTACCAAGCTGGTTAAATTTAACCCCTAATTATAGGTTATTTACATCAGCACAGTGGTCAGTGATTAACGGATCTAATAATAATTTAAAAACAACCTATACTGGGGCTCAGTCACTTATGGTTGATAATTTAACCCATAACGGGACTTCAAATTTTTATATAATAAAAACAGGTTATAAACAATAAAATTATGAAACAGTTTATTTTAGCGCTCATATTTGTACTAATAGTACCAGTATCAGCTTTTTCTCAAACTTGTGTTAAGGTAGATTCAGTTTACAGCACAATGAAAATAAAAGAGTTTAAAGATAGGAATATCTTATTCGGGGTTAAACAAATAACCGAAGAGGTGTTATCCGAAAAGTATTCATTATGTGAACAAAACGCTATACCAGTTATGGTTGAGATTACTAGAGTTGGTACACCGTCAACAACTTTCAGAATCGCTGGTGTTGGTGCCGCTACAGAAACAACTCAAATATTATTGAAACTTCATTTTGGTGAAACGGTTGTTGATGGTATTGGCGAGTCAGCTACAACAGCTAGCTACGCTTTTATTGAACTAAAAGAAGGTAAAGTGCCATTTAGCAAATCATCAATAGGTATTGCTATGAAAAAAGGTATAATTGATGCAGTTAGTAAACTATAATATGAAGTATTTTATAACAGTATTATTAGTATGTTTTTTTGGTCATTTAGAGGCCCAAATAAAGAGTTTCGACCTAGGTGGGGTGTTACTTACTGGAAACAATAAAAATGTTCAGATAACGTCTAAAATGAGTTATGAACTTAATAATAAAAAAAAGGACATTGGGGTTAGTTTAAACCCATATTATTTTTTATTTTATGGGCAAAAGAATAACGAATTTATTAAACAGTCTGAGGATGCTAGGTTAAATATATTTTCCTGGAAAGAAGTTAAAAACAATTACAGTGTGATACTATTTTCAACTGTTGAGCATTCTTTAGTTAAAAATTTAGATTTAAGTGTTTCTGGTGGTATGGGTCTTAAAAAATCTTTTAAGACTAATAAATTAGGTGGCAGTGTTTCACTTGCATATGTGTATGACAGATCAGAAATATCAAAACTCTGGTTTGGTAGTAAAAGAGTTTCTTATAGACATACGTTTAAATATAAAGTGATTGATTACACCGTTGAGCATAATTTATTATTACAACCAGCTGTTGTATCGACTAATGATTTAATATGGGTAAGAAACACTGTCGGTAATTACAATCTATCGATAACAAAGGCGATTAAAAAAACAACGTCTATTGGTTTTGTTTATGAGGGTTATTTATCGACAATTAGTTCAGAATTAAATAAAAATGTAAAGCCGTTAGATCAGCGATTTAGTCTCATATTCAAGTATTCGATCCCTAATTAAATCAAATTTTTTTTCCTCATATAAATCAAATATCTCTTTTGAGAAATTATCATTAAATATAAATGCGTCAATTTTATTAGTAAAGAGGTCTTCTAACCTATCTTTATATATTAAAATTTTACGACTGTCAACATATCTTTTGTTAAAACTCATAGTACAATAATAAAAAAGGCCTGGTAAAAACCAAGCCTTTATTTTTTGTTTAATTTTAATTAGACAGCAACACCATCTAAGAATAAAGTACCTAAAGTAGCAATAGCCGCTTTAGCTTCAGTTAATGTTTCAACTGAACTTCCATTAGCTGTTGAACCGATGGCGATAACACCTTCATCATCAGCAGCACCAAAGAAATGAATTTCGTTGGATTGTACAATAGCAGCTACATAACCAGATGCGGGTACCAATAAAGCACCATCTTCGTACTCACATTCTACAGCCTTTCCATTTAAATTTTTTACAAATGCCATTTTAATTGTTTTTTAGTTTTATGTTTATTTTATTATATTAATATCTTGGTGGATAAATACCTTGCACGCAAATCATATAATGCATACCCTCAGGTGCTTTATCTTTTAAATCTGGTATCTCAAATGTTGTGATACCATCACCACCGTATATAGTACCGATTATACTAAAAAGCGCCTCGTTACCATTAATTGGTAATTTTCTACCATCGCAAAACATAAAGCCGTTAACTTCGTAAGTACCAGCAAATAGTTTTACCATTCCCATAATTTCGTCCATAATTTTTTTTTATTAGTTTTTTATTTATTTTAGTAAATTGTAATATTCTTTAAAATGTTTGATTCTATCAGCTAAACCGATTGTACCACCATTAACTCTTTTTGTAACAGCTGTTACCGTTGCATCATCAGCACCCTTGTCACATATAGACCAAAGTTTATTTGAATCAAAGAAAAATGCCGCTGACATTAAAGGATATTTTGTTGCAACAAGATCTGGCGTTTCAATTATATTCTCCTCAACCATTTTGTCAAACGCTGTGTAGTTTGATTTACCAGTTAATTGAATGTATCCACGGCCTCTGAATTTAAAACCTTCACCAGAAGCTTCATCACCATTACCCATACGAGATGAATATACACGGTTAGCAATTTTTTCTGGCTGACGAGAATAAGACTCATTTAAATTACCAGGAAAATATTTAGGGAATATTTTTTTAAGACCATCAGCGCTGTAATTTAAGTTTTCGCTAACAGCTTTAAAACCACCAGATTCATGACCACACTGTGCCAAGAAATGTGCTAATCTTAATACGTTTGTAATGTTGAATTTAGCTGCTGTGTCAGGGATCTGAGCAATAACCGCATCAGGGATATGACCTTTTAATGCTTCTAATTTGAAGCTAGATGGTGGGATAGCTACTGGAGCGGCAGCTGGTTTAGCTGGGGCAGCGCCCTCATTTAAACCCATTTTTGCCCAAGTCGCATCACCAACAATACCATCAGCTGTTAAACCATTGGCAGCTTGCCATTCTTTAACTAATTTTTCTGTACCTGGACCGAAAGCGCCATCAGCTGTCGTACCCAGTTTCGCTTGGAGTTTTTTTACATCATCTCCTTTTGAACCTACTTTTAATAACATAATTCTTTTTTTGATTTTTTATTTTATTATACTAACAGTAAATACTTTCAAAAAATCCTTAAGACTCATTTTTTTAATTTCAGCAAAAAATTTTGCGGCCTCTAACCTTGAAGCGTGTTTGTTAGTTCTGCCGATTGGCTCTTTTGTTTTGTCGAATCTATTGTAAAAAATAATCATATGTTTGTTTTTAATAAATATTTAAGATTATAGGATAATTTTCATTTTTATCAATATATTTATTGAAAAAACTAAACAACTACTAAAACAAACTAACTATGGCAGCACCAGGTAAAAAGAAAACTTCCTCATCAGGTATTAAGGAGTTTAGACGTAAAATCAAAAAGAATAGAAAGGGTATCCATTCTAAGAATAAAACAAGTAAGGGTAAACAGAGTAAAAACTACAAGAAACCATATAGAGGACAGGGTAGAAGATAACTTTAGAAAAAAAATCAAATTCAGGTAAAGGGTTAATTATGAGTTAATTATGATTACCCTTGAACCAATACTTATGGTAACGTAAAGTCAAAAATTTAAACAACCTCTATAAAAAAGCCACCGTAATAGGTGGCTTTTTATATTTTACAAATCATCGTAAATCATGAAGTATAATTCTTCTTTTGGTCTGGTAACCGCAACATAATGTATGTTTCTACCTTCTTCATCAATATCACCATCGTCTGTTATAAATGAATATTCTGCCAAACTATGTGTTAAACTACCATGTTTTATTAACATATCTGGATCGGCTGAATTAATAACAACACATCTTGGGAATTCCCTACCTTTACTTTTATGTATTGATGTTACAAATACATCGGAGTCGATATTAGATTCAATAAAATCTATGAAGTCTTGGTTATTTAAGAAGTAGGGTAATACATCATTTAATTTCTTTTTAAGACTATCTGTTATGTTTGATTTTTTAATGTTATCAAGATCCGTTTTTGTTATGTAGTTAAAATAACGCATTGGGACTTTTTTCTTAAGAGCTTGCTTTTCAATCTCTTTGATAATATTGTTTGTTCTAACAAGAACGGTTAAGGGTTTACCGTCTAACATCATCTCAAATAATCTCTTTTTTGTTATGAATTTTTCATCAACAAAACCCTCATGTTCCGATTCAGGTATAGCCATTAACGAGCTAAATTTGTTTGCGTTCTCAACAATTTTTTTATGAGACCTAAAGTTTTTTGTTAAGGTTAACTCAACAACAGTTTTCTTTTGTTTTAACAACGATTCAATTTTTTCGCAATTAGCTCCAGAAAAACCATAGATTGATTGGTTCTTGTCACCAATAAGGTAATATTGTTTTGCGTTAATTGCGGATAAGATTTTCATTTGGAGTGTCGATGTATCTTGATACTCATCAATAAAGATATAATCATACATACCGTCAAAAAATTCTTTATGTTTAGGGTCTCTTGTTAATTTTTCTGTGTCAATTAACATGTCAGAGAAATCACGGCTATTAGTCTCCTTTAAAAAGGCAATGTAGTGGTCATAAAAATTTGGTTTTGGTGATTTAACACCATCGTAAAATTGTAGTTTATATGCCGAAAAAGATGATGATATACTGGCACCCTCTTCATAAAACCTTTCAATAGTAGCGTAATATTCCTCTCTTATTTTTCTTGGGTCTTTAAAAGACGGCTTCTTTTTATCACGGTACCAATTTATAAAATCGTAAAATGTGACAATGGGTTTAAACTTACCTAGTTTTGCCAACGTACCACTGGTAAAACTATGTATGGTTGTAATCTTAACATCACTGTTAATACGGTGTCTTAATTCATTTACAGCATCATTAGTAAATGAGAAAAAGATTATTCTGTTTGGGTCAACCCCGTTATCCAATAGGTGATTTAACCTACCCACCGTGGAATGGGTTTTACCACTACCAGCTGTTGCTGACAATATTACGGATTCTGGTCCGCTAAACTCAATAAACTCAAGTTGTTCTTTAGTATATCCTTTCATGTTTACAAAATTAGGAATTTATTTGGTTATAAACAAATTTTTTTTTACTTTTGTGTCATGAGCATTATAACATTTAAAGGTGCGTTCGATACGCACATAAAAAAATTCAGTAGAATTAAGTTGGATGAAAGGGACATCCATAATTGCGTTTCATACATTAGGGCTGTTGTTAAACACAAACACAACACAACAAAACTAAATAAAAATAATGAGAAATACAAAGATATGTTCACGTTAACATGCGCAATAACAGCGATTTCAAAACGTATAAAACATCCGATTATGGATTACAACAATGTTAATGTTGAACCCTTACAGCAATTAAGAAACTCATTTGAAAAGTGGGTTGATGTTATTATGTTTAATTACAATGAGTTTCCGATTTTTTACAGACCAATGTATAAAAAAGCTATTTTTGTTTGCAAAGTTAGTGATACTGAGTTTATTGTGTGTGGTTACGCAACACCAAGATTAATTGATAGTTTTCACTCTAAGATGTTAGTTAATAATCAAACAATAAGAGAACAATCAAATATGAGTGCTTTTTACGGTTTTGATCGTTTAAGCCCAATACCAAATAATGTATATGATTTTAAGAATTTATTCATTTAAAGAGATATTTATATTATAATATCATTAGTAATGGGTAAAAAAATATACAAAATGACCGAAAGCCAAATGGCTAAAATTTTGAATGAAAGAGGTTCAAAAAATAACACTTTATCATCCCCCAAAGATGAGGGTTTGAGTCTTGATGTGATTTCGGAATTGTTCTCAATTCATGAGGAAGCTGAAAACCCAGCGTTTTACATCTCAAAAAATAAAGATAATTTTGGTAAACCCATGATGGAAAAATCTGATGATTGTTATCATGTTGTTGTTAACCCAGAGTATAAGGATCTTTCTTTTGTTTTTGAAGTTATTAATGATATGTATGAAAACAAAGAGTTTGAACCGTTAATTTCTGAATCAGAGGTTATTTGTGAGGAGTGTTTTGAGTTATCCATTGAAAAAAAATTAATGGAAAATTTTGACTCTTGGATATTAAAAGATCTGGTTTCTGAAGACGTAAAATACCATTTGAGTAATAGCATACCTTTATTAGAAAATGAATATAGACCTGGTAGTGAAAAACACGCTTTCCTAATTAAAGAAGCTAGGGAGCTTTGGGAAAAGAAGGTAATTAGGTTATCCGCTTTAGACACAAAGTTATTTGAAAACACAGATTTAGGTAGATTTGATTTATTTGAGGGTCAGATGGTTCCATTGGATTTACCATTTACTGAAGATATGCCAGAAGACGAACTTATAGCTGAAGCAAAGTATCAGGGTAAGGAAGTTGAGCTTGGTAAACCTAAAAGAGGTGGTTCTAAAAAGTTTTATGTTTATGTTAGAAAACCAGGTGGTGGTATTAAGAAAGTTTCTTTTGGTGATACAACTGGTTTATCTGTTAAATTAAATAACCCAGCGGCACGTAAAGCGTTTGCTTCTAGACATGATTGTGCGAATAAAAAAGATAGGACTAAAGCATCCTACTGGTCATGTAGATTACCTAGATATGCTAGTTTACTCGGTTTAAAATCTAAATTTGGTGGATACTGGTAAACCATACAAAGACATTGAGGTTGGTGACAATTATGTCATAAGAGAATTTGACGAAAAGATTGATCCCATTGAACTTATGTGGCATAGAGATAATGAAGATCGTGTTATTGAGGTGTTAAACACAACTGACTGGAAATTTCAATATGATAATCAATTACCCATTCCATTAAAAGAAAATGTCTCACTAAAAATAGCAAGACATGACTGGCATAGAGTTATAAAGGGTACTGGTAATCTTAGGTTAAAAATAACTAAAAGTTAATTCTACAAGTTCCGTAAACACCCTCATAACCATCTTCTTGATCTAACCACTGAAGACCTGAATTTGCCCCACCATAGAATATAAAATTAGAATTTTCATCCATAAACTCTTCCTCTTTTCCAGGTTGGATAACGATTTCAACACCATTTAATTGTACGGGTTGATCTTTTACCCCATAATTTATGATACCACCCCAACTAAAAATGTATAAAGGATTGTATTTGGCAAATCTTCTAAACAACTCGATGTTAATCTTTCTATCACACTTTATTTCCCTGTTAAAGGTGTAGCATAACATTTCAGCTGTAGCTGTATCAACTTTAAATTTATGTACTGATAATATTTCAGCTAAGGGGTTTTCGTAAATCATTTACCAAATTATCTATCTTATCGTACAAATCATGTAAAGTACGATCATTTATTATTTCGGTTGTAATACCAACAATAGAGTCCATTTCTTTTTCAGATGCATGCTCATCACCAGTACTTAGGTTTGGTCTTTGCACTGACAATATCGTACCACCCATCTTTAATATTGCATCAACTTCGTGTTGAAATCTAACATCGCAAATAACAACATCTAGATCTTTATTTTGGTTATACCATTGTTCAAAACGCTTAACCCAGAAACTTCTACCAAATACTTGTAATTCTGGTATATATTTTGGCATGTCGTATTGAAAAACCTCAGTACCCATTATCTGTAGCACTAATCTTGGGGTTATCCCCCAGGTTGGGTCAATCTCATCTTTAGCATCACCAAAAACCTGATCTTCCGTAAAACCAAACAATTCCATAGCCCCACGTTTGATCGGGTTAGCAAAACTATATTTTACAAAATTTTTACTTGCGACTAGGTAATCACCTGTTGTATCTTTACCTGAACGTTTTTTTCCTAAAACACCTATTATCATATTAACTTATTTGTACAATAATAGTAAAAACGTTTTAAAAAAACAAATCCCCTTTCGGGGATTTTATTATTTATTTATTTCATTTAGAAATTCGTCCACAACTGATTTATGTATTCTTCTTAAATAATCTTTTGGTTGTTCTTGAACTGGTTGTTCTGGTGCCATTTCTTCAGCACCTGGTTCAGCTGTTGGTTCGGCTTCTGTTGTATCTTCAGAATCTTTATTTTGAAGTTTATTTAACATATCATTCATATCTTCTTCTGTTATCTTTGTCATATCGATTGCAGATAAGATTGAATTAACAACGTATTTATAATCTTTTGATTCTAATTCCTGAGAACCATCTCTCATTTTTTGGGTTAATTTACCAGTGAGTTTTTGAACCGTTTTTAAAATTGGTTCATCAGTGTTTTCAGCCCCAGTTTCTTGAGCTGGTTCTTCTGCGGTTGCAGCGGCTGGATCTAATGCTGGGTCTGTAGTTGTATCGACAGCTGTATCAGCTGGTGTTTCAGTTGAGAAATCTGTGGCTAAATCCGCAGGTTCTTCCGATGGTGCAGCTGTGGTATCAATGCCCGAATCAACCGTTGTATCGGTTGCTGGTGCGGTACCAGTATTCTTAAGTTTTAGGATATAACGCTCAGTTATACTTTTTTTTTTAAAACATCGATGTTTTCTTTAAAATCAACAGATTCGTTAATTTCTCTAAACATCATATTTAAGTGTTTTAAAGCATCAGCGTATGATTTGTAAGAATGCTCATGAATGTTTTGAACACCTGTTAAATAATCATATTCACCGTTTTCATTTTTAGTTTTAATGTAAACGTGTTTTTCTTCTTGTACAATACCATATTCGGTACCGTTAGCCGCTACGGCTTCGTGTAATACATTAGACAAATGACCAAGAACTGGCGCACTTTCAGTAACCAATTCTTTTTTAATACCAGCAATCTCTAAGATCCTAGCTAATTTATCGTCTACGTTTTCTATTTTTTCAGAACCTATTGGTTTCATATCTTAGTTATTTAAAATAATTATTCTTCTTATAAATATAAGCAAAAAGAGGAAAATATCAATATTCCAGATTTTCTAGGGATAAAAATTCATCTTTGACATCAATACCCATATCAGCTAATTTATCCATATACCCAGATCTTCTTAAATATTTAAAAACCAAATTCTCAGTACTGAACTCACCCGTTGAGTTTAAACCGCTTTTTCTATATGCTCTAATCTTTTCTTTTAATTTTTTTAATTTTAAAATCTTAGCATCCGCATCTTTTTCATTGGCGATGTCGTTTAATTTTTTATCAAATTCTTTTACCTTTTTAACAATATCTTTTTTATTTATCTCTGGTTTTTGTTTACTGGGTTCTTTTCTCCATTTACTATAAAGTATGCTATATATACCATCGGCTGCATCCAAAACCTCTTCAACATCCTGGACATATAACTCAACATCAAACCCCTTGATTTTTATATCATGTTTTAGGTTATATAACTCTTTTTTAGCCGTAAAAAATTCATCAACTAAAATATTATCATCGTTAACAGCTTTTTTATCTACAACAATGTGTAAATCAATATCAGAATACTCTGACCAATTGTAATTAGCTAAACTACCAACAAACAAAATATCTTCAATAGCAAAACTATCAATACCAAAACTTTCAATAAAATCTTTTGCTATCGCAATTAAACGTTCTCTAATCTCTTTTTTAAGTTTTATTTCCTTAAAATTATCAGATGACGGGTTTTCCCAAATATCTGAATATAAGCTAGGTCGAACAGTAAAACTTTTTAAAATATTGTCCATATCAGATAAATATCTGTATTTTCGGTTAAATTAGGTAATCTTCCTCAAATTCTTCAGAAATATAGTGTTCATCCTTTTTTTCAATCCAACCAGTGATGATATATTTATACTGACCATTTTGCGGTGGGTTACCACGATGTTTATGTGTCCATAAAGCTGGTGCTATAACTAATTTACCAACTTCTGGGTTGACTTTAAGTGGGTTGAACTTGAATTCGGTCTCACCACCACTATCAACATCATTTAAATAGTAGATAAAAAACAACTCCCTTTTTGATGTTGTTCCACCCTCATTTTCGTGGTGCCAAGCGTAATAACCTTGGTCGTCAATGTACCTCTGCATTTGCATGTGGGGTTGGCCGTTACTACCAGCCATGTAACAAGATTGGGCCGTCCTAACGGCAGAAGCTTTAGTGGCAAAACCACCTGTCATTGTCATGAAACTGTTACATTCAATGTAATCAACCAAATTACCTAATAAATTTTCTCTCAAGTAATCATAAATGTATAACCAATTTGGGTTGTCTAAATTTAAATGGATCATCAAATCTGTTGAGGATTTTACCAACTTATTTACACCAGCCCCACTAATACCTTCCATTTGATTTTTAGAAGTTTCAAACTCATTTATTATAAACTCACAAACTTCTTTTGGGATGGCTTTTTCGTATATTTTAATTAAATTATCCGTCATAATTTTTTGTTATAAATAATTTTAAAACTGTTAATATCATCGTTTAATCTTAATGGAATACCTTTATGCTCACTAAAATCACATAATTCTGAATTTTTAAAAAAAACAAACGTATTACAACCGTATCTATCGGATAGGTCATCTGAATATTCTTTAACTTTTTTAGCAAATTCGCCAAAATCGTTACCGTCATTTTCAAACAATATTAAGATATTGTTTTTTTCTAGCATGTTGGTGTAAGTGTAGACTAATCTACCCTCTTGCCAAAATTCAATTTTCCAATGCCCTATTTCATTCATCGGATAGGCTCCCCAGGTTCCACCGTTTAAAAACATTTCACCAAAAAACTCATCATTATAATACCATTTAACAAGGTAATTTTGGTTACCACGTATGGAAACCTTAGCCATGTTATGAAAGGTTATGTTGGCTCTTGACTCATATCTTATATCAACGTACATAGGTTAAATTTTTCTATAGGTGTATGCTTTTGCTATATTAGCGTTAAAATATTTACCCTGACTTTCAGCTAAATTCATTGCGGCAAATGTTTCATGGGGCACATCATCATACTCATAAATTGCACCATTATTAAATGTTACTTGTAGTTTTTTAGTGTTTGTATTGTACTTACCTTCTTTGATATTTGAGCTTTCATACGAAACTACTACGTTTTCACCCAAATACTGTTTACTTGTTACTGACATGATCTTCTTCGATGTTAAATTTTATTGTTGGTGTTATTTTTACAAAGTTTTTTATCTTATCCAACTCATATACAATTGTATTATTAATGATAACTGGCCCATTATCAGTTTCTTCTGTTGACTTTGTTGTTACAATTAAATGGTTACCACTTATCATAGATACAACATTGTTTACATCCTGATCGGAGTATTCGATAAAATTACCGTCCTTAAAATAGATTGTTGTTTTCCCCATAATATTTATTTTTAACAAAAGTAGGAAAAAAGTTTGGTTATGTCAAGATTATTACTATCTTTGCATAAAATATATATTCGCACATGAAAGAAAGAATGACAAATGAGTTAAGAAGCGCCTTTACTAGGGGGCAATCCGTGGCAATTAAGTATGATGACTCGATGCTTAGGTTACAACATGTTATATTCGGTATCCTTACTACTGAGAATATGATTTATGAGGTTGTCAAAAACAAAGTATTGGATTTTGATGTGATGGTTAATGACTTAAATGACATTAATAAGAGGCTTTCCGATTCATCTAATGGTAAACAAGATGGTATCTTACCTTTTGAGTCAGATCTTCAAGAAATAATTAAAGAGTGTATCGTAAGGAAAAAGCCAACCGACTACATCACTGTTGAGCTTTTCTTTCTAATCTCAATGGAAAAAGATAATGCGATTGTTAAACTTTTTAAGGAATATGGTTTAACAAAAACTTTTATCGCTAAGAAAATTAAACAATTATCAACACCACAAGCCAGCGTATTCTCTAATGATGATGAGTTACCTAGAGATAGGAAACCATTAAACGAGGCAAATAAAAATATTAAATCAAAAACACCGACATTAGATAATTTTGGTCGTGATTTAACTGTTTTAGCACAAGAAGGTAAATTAGATCCTGTAATAGGTCGTGCATCTGAGGTTGAGAGGGTTTGTCAAATTTTAACAAGAAGAAAGAAAAATAACCCGATTCTTATTGGTGATCCAGGTGTTGGTAAGACAGCTATCGCTGAAAGTTTAGCAATTAAAATTGCGAACGGTGATTGCCCAAGGCCTCTAATGAACAAACGTGTTGTAACATTAGATATGACATCGTTGGTTGCTGGTACAAAATATCGTGGTCAGTTTGAGGAGAGAATTAAAGCTATTGTTGATGAGGCTAAAGATAACCCAAATGTGATTCTTTTCATTGATGAATTACATACAATTGTTGGTGCTGGTAATTCATCGGGTTCGTTAGACGCTGCAAACGTATTTAAACCCGCATTAGCCCGTGGAGAACTCCAATGTATTGGTGCAACAACTCTTGATGAATATCGTGAGCATATTGAAAAGGATGGTGCTTTAGATAGAAGATTCCAAAAAGTTATGGTTAACCCACCAATCTTAAGTGAGACTAAAGAAATCCTTATGAATATTAAAGAGAAATACGAAGATTTCCATAAAGTAACATACACTGAAGAGGCTATTGATGAAATTATCGCATTGGCTGATCGTTATATCACAAACAGGGAATTCCCTGATAAGGCTATCGATATCATGGATGAGGCTGGTTCAAGAACTCAGGTGGCGGTTAAGGCACCACAAAAAATAAAGGATCTTGAACTTAAGTTAAAAGAGATTAAGGATCAAAAACAACAAGTTGTTAAAACCCAAAATTTTGAGCAGGCAGCGCAGCTTCGTGATCAAGAGAAAAAAATTCTTACCGAGTTAGATAAAGAAAATTCAATGTGGAAGTTATCGATTAATGATAAAAGAAATATTGTGACGGATGATATGATCTCCGAAGTAGTATCAATGATGACGGGTATACCTGTTAGTAAAGTCTCTGAGAATGAGGTAACAAGATTATTATCAATGGATGGTGAATTGGCTAATTGTGTTATTGGTCAATCAGATGCAATCGATAAAGTTGTTTCATCAATCAAAAGAAATAGAACTGGTATTAGAAAACAATCTAAACCAATCGGTTCATTCTTATTTATTGGACCAACTGGTGTTGGTAAAACAGAATTAGCAAAATGTTTAGCTGAAAAAGTTTTTGGTTCTCAAGATGCTATTATCCGTGTCGATATGTCCGAATACTCCGAAAAATTTAATATTAGTAAGTTAATTGGGGCACCCCCAGGTTATGTTGGGTATAACGAAGGTGGTCAATTAACGGAGAAAGTTAAAAATAAACCATATTCTTTGGTTTTATTTGATGAGATTGAAAAGGCTCACCCAGATATTTTCAATGTTATGCTTCAATTACTTGATGAGGGTTATTTAACCGATGCTAACGGTAGAAAAATTAATTTCAAAAATACCATTATCATCATGACATCAAATATCGGTTTGAAAGAGGTTCAAGATTTTGGTACTAAAATCGGTTTTAATGATTCTGAAGCGGATGCGATTGTAAACTCAAAAAGTATTATTGAAAAAAACCTTAAGAAAACTTTTAAACCAGAATTTATTAATCGTTTGGATGAAATTGTTTATTTTAATTATCTAACACAAGATGATGTTGTTAAAATTATTGATTTACAATTAAAGGATTTTGAAAATCACTTAAAAAATGTTGGGTTTACATTTAAAATTGATAAAAAATCTAAAGAATTTATTTTGGAAAAAGGTTTTAATAAACTATACGGGGCTAGGGAAATCCAAAGAACCATACAGAAATATGTAGAGGACCCGATTTCAGACGAAATGTTACGTAAACAAATGCCTAAATCTGGTAAAATAAGTTTAACTTATAATATTAAGAGTGAAAAAATAAACGTTAACATCACAGAATAAAAAAATAGTAAAAAAAAACGTTGTTACTGTTGCCTTATTAGTATTTGATACTATTTATATGTTAGTAGTTTAAACTAACATATATAAATGGCAACAGTAACAATTTATCTTAGAGACGATCTAGGAAGGGCACTATCCTATGCGGAATTAGATGCTAACTTCCAAAATATAAAAGACGTTATAGAAAATCTTGGAATAGATGATCTATCTGACGTTGTAATTAGTGGCCCCAATGAAGGGGACATTTTAGTTTGGAACGATACCACTGGACAGTGGGAAAACACCCAAGATCTTAAGGGTGTTTATATTTTAAATGAGTTATTTGTTACAGGAATGACCGAAAATAGTTCACCGAACTATTTTGTGTCGTTTAATGCAGCTACTGGTGAATATTCATATTCACCTTTATTAACAGGTACTTCTGGTACAGCTGGTACTTCAGGTTATTCGGGTTTGAGTGGTTCTGATGGTACATCTGGTGTTTCTGGAGAATCAGGTAGTAATGGTAGTGATGGTAGTAGTGGTAATGATGGTTCTTCAGGAACTTCAGGGATAAGTGGTGAATCAGGTAGCACTGGTACTTCAGGTGAAAGCGGTGCCGATGGCTCCAACGGAACTTCGGGGATGTCTGGCGAATCTGGGTCAACAGGATCAGATGGTACATCGGGTAATGATGGTAGTAACGGAACCTCAGGTTTAAGTGGAGAAAGTGGTAGTAATGGCACATCAGGTGAAAGTGGTAATGATGGTTCTTCAGGAACTTCAGGAATAAGTGGAGAAAGTGGTTCAACTGGCTCTGACGGTTCTTCAGGAGCAGATGGTTCCAACGGAACCTCTGGTATAAGTGGTGAATCAGGTTCAACTGGTAGTGATGGCACATCAGGTAATGACGGATCTTCAGGGACTTCAGGAGTAAGTGGTGAATCTGGTAGTACTGGTTCAGATGGTTCTTCAGGAGCGGATGGTTCAAATGGAACATCAGGTATATCAGGTGAATCTGGTAGCACAGGAAATGATGGTACGAGTGGTCAATCTGGTACTTCTGGTACAAATGGTATTGATGGTGTTGATGGTGTTGATGGCACAAGTGGGATAAGCGGTAACGATGGTTCTAATGGTACTTCAGGTGTTTCAGGTGAATCAGGGTCAACTGGTACTTCAGGTGAAAGTGGTGCCGATGGTTCCAATGGAACTTCTGGTATTTCTGGTGAATCTGGGTCAACAGGATCAGATGGTTCTTCAGGAGCTGACGGTAGTTTTGGTACTTCAGGTATTTCTGGTGAATCAGGTTCAACAGGGTCTGACGGATCTAGTGGTAATGATGGTTCTTCAGGAACTTCAGGAATAAGTGGAGAAAGTGGTTCTAACGGAACCTCTGGTATAAGTGGTGAATCGGGATCAACAGGATCAGATGGGTCAAGTGGTAATGATGGTAGTTTTGGTACTTCAGGTATTTCTGGTGAATCAGGCAGTAATGGTACATCAGGTGAAAGCGGTAACGATGGTTCCAACGGAACTTCAGGTATAAGTGGTGAAAGCGGTAGTACAGGATCAGATGGATCATCAGGTAATGATGGTTCTTCAGGAACTTCAGGGGTAAGTGGAGAAAGTGGTAGTACAGGTAGTGATGGTAGTAGTGGTGATAATGGTTCAAATGGAACTTCAGGTGAATCTGGCGAAAGTGGGTCTTCAGGATCAACTGGGTCTTCAGGTTCTTCAGGTATAAATGGTTTAAATGGTGAAAGCGGAGCTTCAGGTTCTTCAGGAACTAACGGTTCGGACGGTGATTCTGGTACAACAGGCGTTAACGGGACTTCAGGGGAATCTGGTTCAACTGGTAGTGATGGTAGTAGTGGTAATGACGGTTCTTCAGGAACCTCTGGTATAAGTGGTGAATCTGGGTCTACTGGTTCAGATGGTTCTTCAGGAGCGGATGGTTCTAACGGTACATCTGGCCAATCTGGTGAAAGTGGTTCATCGGGTGAATCTGGTACATCAGGTGAAAGTGGTACTTCTGGTACAAATGGTGTTGATGGTGTTGATGGTGTTGATGGAACTTCAGGAATAAGTGGTGAATCGGGATCAAACGGATCCAATGGTTCTTCAGGTAATGACGGATCAAATGGTACTTCTGGTCAATCGGGTGAAAGCGGTAGCACAGGTTCAGATGGGTCTTCAGGTAATGATGGTTCATTTGGAACCTCTGGTCAATCGGGTGAATCTGGGTCTACTGGATCAGATGGGTCTTCAGGTAATGATGGATCTTTTGGTACTTCTGGCCAATCTGGCGAGTCAGGATCAACTGGTTCAGATGGTACATCAGGCGATAATGGCTCAAATGGGACTTCAGGAATAAGTGGTGAAAGTGGTAGCACAGGTTCAGACGGATCTTCAGGTAATGACGGTTCTTCAGGAACATCTGGTCAATCAGGTGAAAGTGGTAGCACGGGTAGTGATGGTTCTTCAGGAGCTGACGGTAGTTTTGGTACTTCAGGTGAAAGTGGTGAATCGGGATCCTCAGGATCAACTGGATCTTCAGGTTCTTCAGGTATAAATGGTTTAAATGGTGAAAGCGGAGCTTCAGGTTCTTCAGGAACTAACGGTTCTTCTGGTGATAACGGTTCTAACGGAACCTCTGGTATAAGTGGTGAATCAGGTTCAACTGGTTCAGACGGTTCTTCAGGAGCTAACGGTAGTTTTGGAACCTCTGGTATAAGTGGTGAATCTGGGTCTACTGGTTCAGATGGGTCTTCAGGTAACGATGGTTCCAACGGAACTTCAGGTCAATCAGGTGAAAGTGGTTCAACTGGTTCAGACGGATCTTCAGGTAATGACGGATCTAATGGGACTTCAGGAATAAGTGGTGAGTCTGGATCAACTGGTAGTGATGGTAGTAGCGGTGATAATGGTTCAAATGGAACTTCAGGAATAAGTGGAGAATCAGGTTCAACTGGTAGTGATGGCACATCAGGTAATGACGGATCTTCAGGGACTTCGGGAATAAGTGGTGAGTCTGGATCAACTGGGTCAGATGGATCAAGTGGGGCTGATGGGTCTTACGGTACATCTGGTCAATCGGGTGAATCTGGTTCCACAGGTAGCGATGGATCTTCAGGTAATGATGGTTCATTTGGAACATCTGGTATATCAGGTGAGTCTGGATCCTCTGGATCAGATGGTTCTTCAGGTAATGATGGTTCATTTGGAACATCTGGCCAATCTGGCGAAAGTGGGTCTTCGGGATCAACTGGATCTTCAGGTTCTTCAGGTATAAATGGTTTAAATGGTGAAAGCGGAGCTTCAGGTTCTTCAGGAACTAACGGTTCTTCAGGTGATGATGGCTCCAACGGAACCTCTGGTATAAGTGGAGAATCGGGATCAACTGGTTCAGATGGTTCTTCTGGTGATAATGGTTCAAGTGGAACTTCTGGTGTATCAGGTGAAAGTGGTAGCACGGGTAGTGATGGCACATCAGGTAATAACGGATCTAACGGTACAAGTGGTTTATCAGGTGAAAGCGGTTCAACTGGTTCAGATGGTACATCAGGTAATGATGGTTCTAATGGTACATCGGGTGTAAGTGGCGACTCTGGGTCAACTGGTTCAAATGGTACAAGCGGTGATAACGGTTCTTCAGGAACTTCAGGAATAAGTGGTGAATCAGGTTCAACTGGATCAGATGGTACATCAGGAAACGAAGGTTCTAACGGTACATCAGGAATAAGCGGTGAAAGTGGTAGTACAGGATCGGATGGTACAAGCGGTGATAACGGTTCTTCAGGAACTTCAGGAATAAGTGGTGAATCTGGTTCTACAGGTAGCGATGGATCTTCGGGTAATGATGGCTCATTTGGGACATCTGGTCAATCGGGTGAATCTGGTTCTACAGGTAGCGATGGTACATCTGGTGATGGTGGTAGTTTTGGTACTTCAGGTGAAAGTGGTGAAAGTGGGTCTTCAGGGTCAACTGGATCTTCAGGTTCTTCAGGTATAAATGGTTTAAATGGTGAATCAGGCGCTTCTGGTTCTTCAGGAACAAACGGTTCTTCTGGTGATAACGGTTCTACTGGAACATCTGGTTCAAGTGGTGCTTCAGGCTCTACTGGAACATCAGGAAGTTCTGGCGACTCAGCCTCTTCAGGAACAGCTGGTTCTTCAGGAACATCAGGTTCTAATGGTTCAAGTGGTGAAAGTGGGTCATCAGGTTCAGCAGCATCTTCAGGTTCGTCTGCAACTTCAGGTACAATCGGTACTTCTGGTTTAGCCGCAAATAGTGGTTCAAGCGCAACCTCAGGTTCTTCTGCAACCTCAGGTTCTAGCGGTACAAATGGTGCTAGTTCAAACAGTGGTTTAAGTGAAACTTCAGGTTCTTCTGGTTCTTCTGGTACAAATGGTACAACTGGTGTTGCTGGTCAAAGTAGATTATCATTCTCATCTGGTTCAAGTGGTTCTTCAGGAACTTCAGGAACTGGTGGTAATTCTGGCGCTTCAGCTTCTTCAGGTTCTTCAGCAACTTCTGGTACAGTTGGTACTTCTGGTTTAAGTGCGTCTTCTGGTTCAGCTGGATCAAGTGCTACATCAGGAACATCAGGATCAACAGGTAGCGCTGGTTCTTCAGGTGCTTCAGCAACTTCAGGTACGTCTGCATCATCTGGTTCTTCTGCAACTTCAGGAACAAACGGTACTTCGGGTTTATCTTCAAATAGTGGTTCTTCTGCAACCTCAGGTAGTTCTGCTACAAGTGGTACATCAGGATCTTCGGGTTTATCTGCATCTTCTGGTAGTTCAGCAACCTCAGGTTCTTCAGCAACTTCTGGTACAGCTGGATCAAGCGGTGTTTCTTCAACATCAGGAACATCTGCATCAAGCGGATCTTCAGCAACTTCAGGAACAAACGGTACTTCAGGATTATCTTCAAATAGTGGTTCTTCTGCAACTTCAGGTACATCTGCGACTTCAGGTACGACAGGTACAAGCGGTTTAGCTGGTTCAAGTAAAACATCAGGTTCTTCGGGTTCTTCAGGTACATCTGGTTCAAGCGGTGTTGATGGTGCTGATGGTATTTCTGCTATTTCAGCAACATCTGGTTCAAGCGGTTCTACGGGTACAAATGGTACTGGCGGTTTATCTAGTAACTCTGGTTCTTCAGGAACATCAGGTTCATCCGCAACCTCAGGAACAGTTGGTTCTTCAGGTTTAAGTTCTTCTTCTGGATCTTCAGCAACAAGTGGAACATCTGGTTCTACAGGTTCTAACGGTTCTTCGGGAGCATCAGCTTCTTCAGGAACTTCAGCTTCTTCTGGTTCTTCCGCAACTTCAGGTACAAATGGTACTTCTGGTTTAGCCGCAAATAGTGGTAGCTCTGGTTCAGCGGGTTCTTCAGGAACTTCCGCTACTTCAGGATCATCTGGTACATCAGGTTCTTCAGGGGCTTCAGCTTCTTCTGGTACATCAGCTTCTTCTGGTAGTTCAGCTACAAGTGGAACAAATGGTACTTCAGGTTTAGCCTCAAATAGTGGGTCATCAGCTTCCTCTGGTTCTTCTGCAACTTCAGGTACAGCTGGTTCTTCAGGTTTAAGTGCATCTTCTGGTAGTTCAGCATCTTCTGGTACTTCGGGAACAAGTGGTTCCGCTGGTTCATCAGGAGCTTCAGCTTCTTCAGGTACATCAGCATCTTCTGGTTCATCCGCAACTTCAGGAACAAATGGTACATCAGGGTTGAGTTCTAATTCAGGTTCTTCTGCAACCTCAGGTAGCTCTGCTACAAGCGGTACATCAGGTAGTTCAGGTTTAAGCGCATCTTCTGGTAGTTCTGCTACGTCAGGAACATCAGGTTCAGCTGGATCAGCTGGTTCTTCAGGTTTAAGCGCATCTTCAGGGACATCAGCGTCAAGCGGATCTTCAGCAACTTCAGGTACAAATGGTACTTCAGGTTTAGCTGCTAATTCTGGATCATCCGCTACAAGTGGGTCATCTGCAACTAGTGGTACATCGGGTTCTTCAGGAAGTTCAGCTTCTTCAGGAACCGCAGGTTCGAGTGGAAATAGTAATAGTTCTGGTTCATCAGGTTCTTCAGGTAGCTCCGCTACTTCAGGAACAGCTGGTACGTCAGGTCTATCTTCAAATAGTGGTAGCTCTGCCACATCAGGATCCTCAGCAACTTCAGGAACCGCAGGTTCTTCAGGATTGAGTGCAAGTTCTGGTAGTTCTGCTACGTCAGGAACATCAGGTTCTTCAGGTTCAGTAGGGTCATCAGGAGCTTCAGCTTCTTCAGGTACATCAGCATCTTCTGGTTCATCCGCAACTTCAGGAACAAATGGTACAAGTGGTTTAAGCGCATTAAGCGGATCCTCAGCGACTTCAGGTAGCTCCGCTACTTCAGGTACAGCTGGTTCTTCAGGTTTAAGTGCTTCAAGTGGTTCTTCTGCAACTTCAGGTACCTCTGGTTCAAGCGGTACAGCTGGTGCTTCAGGTGCTTCAGCTTCTTCAGGTACATCCGCTTCTTCTGGTAGTTCAGCTACAAGTGGAACAAATGGTACATCAGGGTTGAGTGCAAATAGTGGTAGCTCTGCTACATCAGGATCATCCGCAACTTCTGGCTCAGCTGGTTCAAGTGGGTTGTCAGCATCTTCTGGTAGTTCAGCAACAAGCGGTACAGCTGGTTCTACAGGAACAAGTGGTTCATCAGGAGCTTCAGCGTCTTCAGCAACAAGTGGTACAGCTGGTTCTTCAGCAACTTCAGGTACAAATGGTACCTCAGGTTTATCAGCTAATTCTGGTAGTTCAGCTTCATCAGGATCTTCAGCAACTTCAGGAACCGCAGGTTCATCTGGTTTATCAGCGTCTTCTGGTAGTTCAGCAACAAGTGGTACCTCTGGTTCTACAGGTTCTAACGGTTCTTCGGGAGCATCAGCGTCTTCAGGGACATCAGCGTCAAGCGGATCTTCAGCAACTTCAGGTACAAATGGTACTTCAGGATTAAGTTCAAATTCAGGTTCATCAGGAACAAGCGCATCAAGTGGTACATCAGGTACTACTGGTACAGTTGGTTCTTCAGCTAATAGTGGTTCTTCAGGTTCTGCGGGTTCATCCGCAACCTCAGGAACAAGTGGGTCAACTGGTTCAGCTGGTTCTAGTGGGGCTTCAGCTTCTTCAGGAACTTCAGCTTCTTCTGGTTCATCCGCAACTTCAGGTACAGTTGGTACATCAGGATTGTCTCAATTAAGTGGTTCTTCTGGTTCAGCGGGTACATCTGCGACTTCAGGAACATCAGGTTCTTCTGGTTCTTCAGGTAGTGCGGGTACTGATGGTGCGTCAGCATTAAGTAAATCTTCAGGTACATCTGGTTCAAGTGGATCTTCAGGTTCTACTGGTACAAATGGTACTTCAGGTTTAGCTGCAAATAGCGGTTCTTCTGCGACAAGCGGTAGTTCCGCAACAAGTGGTACAACAGGTACCTCTGGTAGTTCAGCGTTAAGCAGTTCTGCTGGTAGTTCAGGTTCTTCAGCAACGTCAGGAACCGCAGGTTCTTCAGGTTTAAGTGCATTATCAGCATCTTCTGGTACATCAGCATCTTCTGGTTCTACAGGTTCTAATGGTACTTCAGGTTTAGCCGCAAATAGTGGTTCATCCGCAACTTCAGGTAGTTCAGCTACCTCAGGAACCGCTGGTACATCAGGGTTGTCACAATTGAGTGGGTCAAGTGGATCCGCTGGTACATCAGCAACTTCAGGAACTTCTGGATCAAGCGGGTCTTCAGGATCGGCTGGTACTGATGGAGCATCCGCTTTAAGTAAATCAAGTGGTACCTCTGGTTCATCAGGATCAACTGGAACTGCGGGTACAAATGGTGCTTCTGCAAACTCTGGTAGTTCAGCAACATCAGGTTCTTCCGCTACTTCAGGTACAGCTGGTACAAGTGGTTTATCACAATTAAGCGGTAGTGCTGGATCCGCTGGTTCTTCAGCAACTAGTGGTACATCAGGATCTTCAGGATCTTCAGGTTCTGCTGGTACAAGTGGTCAATCAGCAAATAGTGGTTCTTCAGCAACTTCAGGTTCATCTGCAACTTCAGGAACAGTTGGTACATCAGGTTTATCAAGATTGTCTGGTTCTTCAGCAACAGCTGGAACGTCTGGTACTTCAGGTACGGATGGACAATCAGCTACATCAGATACTTCAGGAACGTCTGGTTCAAGCGGTTCAACTGGTACATCAGGTACAGATGGTCAATCGGCATTAAGTAAATCAAGTGGTACATCAGGTTCAAGTGGATCTTCAGGATCAGCTGGTACAAATGGTGCATCCGCAAATTCAGGGTCTTCAGCAACTTCTGGTTCATCCGCAACCTCAGGCACAGCTGGTACTTCTGGTTTGTCTCAATTGAGTGGTTCATCGGGTTCTGCTGGAACTTCAGCTACTTCAGGTACATCTGGATCAAGTGGATCTTCAGGTTCAGCTGGTACAGACGGTGCTTCTGCATTAAGTAAATCTTCAGGAACTTCTGGTTCTTCAGGATCAAGCGGATCAACTGGTACAAACGGTACTTCAGGTAATGCAGGTAATAGTGGTTTAAGCGCAACTTCAGGTTCTTCTGCAACAAGCGGTACAACTGGTACAAGCGGTACAAATGGTGCTTCAGCTAACTCTGGTTCATCTGGTACAAGCGCTTCTTCAGGTACAACTGGTACAACTGGAACTTCAGGTTCTTCAAATAATAGTGGTTCTGCTGGAACTTCAGGTTCTTCAGGATCAAGTGGTACAAGCGGTACTGTTGGTGCTTCTGCAAACTCTGGATCTTCAGGATCAAGTGGTTCTTCTGCAACTTCAGGTACAGCTGGTACAAATGGTTTATCTCAATTATCAGGTTCTTCAGGATCGGCTGGAACTTCAGCAACTTCTGGAACTTCAGGTAGTTCAGGTAGTTCAGGATCAGCAGGTACTGATGGGGCATCGGCATTGAGTAGATCTTCGGGTACATCAGGTTCTAGTGGGTCTACAGGTACAAACGGTACAAATGGTGCATCCGCAAATTCAGGTTCTTCAGCAACTTCTGGTAGTTCCGCAACAAGCGGTACCGCAGGTACATCAGGTTTGTCACAATTAAGCGGTTCTTCAGGGTCTGCTGGTTCTTCAGCTAGCTCAGGTACAACTGGTACTTCAGGTACCGCTGGTAACTCAGGTTTATCACAATTAAGCGGATCGAGTGCATCAAGCGGTTCTTCAGGAACAAACGGTACATCGGGTTTAAGTAGATCTTCAGGTTCATCGGGTACATCAGGTTCTTCTGGAACAAATGGTACGGACGGTGCGTCTGCTTTGAGTAGATCTTCGGGTACATCAGGTTCTAGTGGGTCTACAGGTACAAACGGTACAAATGGTGCAAGTGCAAATAGTGGTAGCTCAGGTTCTGCTGGGACTTCAGCTACATCAGGAACAGCTGGTACATCAGGTTTAAGTCAACTTTCGGGTTCTGCTGGTAGTTCGGGTTCTTCAGCAACTTCTGGAACATCAGGTAGTTCAGCGTTAAGCGGTTCAGCTGGTAGTGCAGGTTCTTCTGCAACCTCAGGAACTTCAGGGTCATCTGGTTTATCAGCGTCTTCAGGATCGGCTGGTACATCAGCATCTTCAGGTAGTACAGGAACAAACGGTACATCTGGTTTAAGCGCAAATAGTGGTTCTTCAGCAACATCAGGTAGCTCCGCTACTTCAGGAACCGCTGGTACAAACGGTTTATCTCAATTATCTGGATCTTCAGGTAGTGCGGGTACTTCGGCTACAAGTGGAACTTCAGGTTCTTCTGGTAGTTCAGGTTCTTCTGGTACAGATGGTGCTTCAGCATTAAGTAGAAGTTCTGGAACTTCAGGTTCTTCAGGTTCAACTGGTACAAACGGTACAAACGGTGCATCAGCAAACTCAGGTTCTTCAGCTACTTCTGGTAGTTCAGCAACTTCAGGTACAGCTGGTACAAGTGGTTTATCACAATTAAGTGGTAGTGCGGGTTCAGCTGGCTCTTCAGCAACATCTGGTACAAGTGGGTCTTCTGGTTCTGCTGGTACAAGTGGCCAATCAGCGAATAGTGGTAGCTCAGCTACTTCAGGTTCTTCAGCTACTTCAGGTACGGTTGGAACCTCAGGTTTAAGTAGATTATCAGGTTCTTCAGCAACGGCTGGTACATCAGGTACTTCAGGTACGGATGGTCAATCTGCTTTAAGTGATACTTCAGGTACATCTGGATCAAGTGGTTCAACTGGTACTTCAGGTACGGATGGCCAGTCTGGTTTAAGCAGAAGTTCTGGAACATCAGGTTCATCTGGATCGACTGGTTCAAACGGTACAAATGGTGCTTCAGCTAACTCAGGTAGTTCAGCTACAAGTGGTTCTTCAGCGACCTCAGGTACGGTCGGTACATCTGGATTATCTCAGTTAAGCGGTAGCTCAGGTTCAGCGGGAACATCAGCAACTTCAGGAACTTCTGGTTCTTCAGGATCAAGTGGTTCAGCTGGTACAGACGGTGCTTCTGCATTAAGTAAATCTTCGGGAACATCAGGTTCTTCAGGATCAAGCGGATCAACTGGTACAAATGGTACTTCAGGTTTAGCTGCAAATAGTGGTTCTTCAGGAACATCCGCATCAAGTGGTACATCAGGTACTACTGGTACAGTTGGTTCTTCAGCTTTAAGTAGTTCATCTGGTAGTTCAGGTTCTTCAGGGTCTAGTGCAACTTCAGGAACAGCTGGATCCTCAGGTTTAAGTGGTTCTGCTGGTTCTTCAGCAACTTCTGGAACATCAGGTTCAACTGGTTCTAATGGAACTTCGGGTGCGAGTGCAAATAGTGGTTCTTCAGCAACTTCTGGTTCATCTGCTACAAGTGGTACCGCTGGTACTTCAGGATTGGGTAGATTAAGTGGTTCTTCAGCAACAGCTGGTACATCAGGTACTTCAGGTACAGATGGTGTGTCTGCTACAAGTGATACTTCTGGAACAAGTGGTTCTTCAGGTTCTACAGGAACTTCTGGAACAGATGGTCAATCATCATTAAGTAGATCAAGTGGAACATCAGGTTCTTCAGGTTCTACGGGTACAAATGGTACTAATGGTGCGAGTGCGAATAGTGGTAGCTCCGCTACATCAGGTTCTTCAGCAACTTCTGGAACGGTTGGAACCTCAGGATTGTCTCAATTAAGCGGATCTTCAGGTAGTGCTGGATCAAGTGCAACTTCTGGAACATCTGGTTCTTCAGGATCATCAGCATCTTCAGGTAGCGCTGGTACAAGTGGTCAATCGGCAAATAGTGGTTCAAGCGGTACTTCAGCATCTTCAGGATCTACTGGTACAAATGGTACTGCGGGTCTTTCTGGTTTATCACAATTAAGTGGATCAAGCGCATCAAGTGGTTCTTCTGGAACAACTGGTACCGCTGGTACAAACGGTTTATCAAGACTGTCTGGTTCTTCAGCAACAGCTGGAACGTCTGGTACTTCAGGTACGGATGGTGTGTCTGCTACAAGTGATACTTCAGGTACATCGGGATCAGCTGGTTCAACTGGTACTTCAGGTACAGATGGTCAATCAGGTTTAAGTAGAAGCTCAGGTTCTTCAGGAACTTCAGGTTCGTCTGGGTCTACGGGTACAAATGGTACTTCAGGTAATGCTGGTAATAGTGGTTTAAGTTCAACCTCAGGTTCTTCGGCAACAAGTGGTACAACTGGAACAAATGGTACAAATGGTGCTTCTGCAAATGCGGGTTCATCAGGTTCTAGTGGTTCTTCAGCAACTTCAGGTACAGCTGGAACCTCAGGTTCTTCAAATAATAGTGGCTCAGCTGGAACTTCAGGTTCTAGTGGGTCTACAGGTACAAATGGTACAAATGGTGCATCTGCAAATGCGGGTTCATCAGGTACAAGTGCATCTTCTGGTACTACAGGTACAGCTGGTACAAATGGTTTATCTCAATTATCAGGTTCAAGTGGTTCTGCGGGTACATCTGCGACTTCAGGAACTTCAGGTAGTTCAGGTTCAGCGGCTACTTCAGGATTGAGTGCCAACTCGGGTTCTTCAGCAACTTCTGGTTCTTCAGGATCAACTGGTACAAACGGTACGAGTGGTCAATCAGCAAACAGTGGTTCTTCAGGGTCTGCTGGTTCTTCAGCCACCTCAGGAACAGTTGGTACATCAGGTTTATCAAGATTGTCTGGTTCTAGTGGTTCTTCAGCAACTTCAGGTACTTCTGGTTCAAGCGGTACAGCAGGTGCTTCAGGGTTGTCACAATTAAGTGGATCTTCTGCTTCTTCTGGTTCAAGTGGTACAAATGGTACTTCAGGTTTAAGTAGATCTTCAGGATCTTCAGGAACGTCTGGGTCTTCAGGAACAAATGGTACAGATGGTGCTTCAGCATTAAGTAGAAGTTCTGGAACTTCAGGTTCTTCAGGTTCAACTGGTACTGCTGGTACAATTGGTTCAAGTAATAATAGTGGCTCAGCTGGAACTTCAGGGTCTTCAGCAACTTCAGGTACGGTTGGTACTTCAGGTTTAGCTGCAAATAGTGGTTTAAGTGTAACTTCAGGAACTTCTGGAACTTCTGGTTCTAGTGGTTCTAAAGGTACTGACGGTACTGCGGGTGTATCAGGTGCTTCAGCATCCTCTGGAACTTCGGCTTCTTCTGCAACAAGCGGAACAGCTGGTACTTCAGGGTTGTCTCAATTAAGTGGTTCTTCAGGGTCTGCTGGTTCTTCAGCTAGCTCAGGTACAACTGGTACTTCAGGTACAGCTGGCGCTTCAGGGTTGTCACAATTAAGTGGCTCTTCTGCTTCTTCAGGTTCTTCAGGAACAAATGGTACATCAGGTTTAAGTAGATCTTCAGGTTCTTCAGGAACAAGT